ATGTGTAATCTATACCGCGTGAAGACCAATCAGGAATCGATCCGCGACATCGTGGGTATCATGCAGGAACGGCTTAACCTGGAGCCGGGAGTAGAAGTCTATCCAGACCGGCCGGCGCCAGTGGTGCGCAACGGAGAGAGCGGCCGTGAGCTTGTCGGCCTGACGTGGGGCATGCCCTCGCCTCAGTTCGTCACGCAAGGCAAGCCAGATACCGGCGTGACCAACATCCGCAATGTCACCTCGCCGCATTGGCGCCGATGGCTGCGGCCGGAGAACCGGTGTGTGGTGCCTTGGACAACCTTTTGCGAATGGGAAGACACCAAGCCCCGAAAGACAAAGCGCTGGTTTGCGCTGAACGAGGAAACGCCCCTCGCCTTCTTCGCCGGCATCTGGACGGAATGGCACGGCGTGCGCGGTTCGATGAAGAACCCGCGTGAGGGAGATCATCAGCTTTTCGGTTTTCTCACGACCGACCCCAACAGCATCGTGAAGCCGATCCACCCAAAGGCGATGCCGGTCATTCTGACAAATAAGGATGAGGTGGAGATGTGGCTGACCGCACCGTGGGAGGAAGCGAAAGCGCTTCAGCGTCCGTTACCAGATGATGGCCTTGTGCTGCTGCCGGTCGAAGGAGAAGGCCAGCCGGCCGATCTATTCGGATAGGAGAAAGCGAATGCTCATAAAGCCAGAAGCACTCAGAGCGCGCGGCATCCTCGTCGTCGGGCAGCAAGCCGACGGCGATTACATGGATATGGATAGGGTGGCGCTGCCAACCGTCGATAATCGGCTTGTCGACGCAATCAAAACCAAGCCGGGATTTCTCGAGGTCTACGCTTACGCCGGGCCTGAAAGGTTCTGGGCCGATGACAACCGTGCGTCAGGGGCTTCAATGCAGATGATGTTCAGCGACGCCTTAAAGCTTGCTGCTATTCTTTACATCGATCCGGCATTATCTGGGCCAATCATTTCGTGGGTGAAAGCCGATTCTCCGGCCGATGCCCTCCATGAATGGACCAAGGATATGCACGCCGGCGGAGCTTCCCCGGTGGCCAGCTTTGACCCGCCACACCCCACCCGCAAAGGCCACTGAAGAATGAGCGACCAAAACAATAAAGTCGGCGACGGCGTCCACGAAGACCACTATTGTGAGCATCCCGGCTGTAAGGCTTGGGGCGGCTTTGGTTTCAGCAGGTCGAAGGCTGAAAAATCTTCGTGGCATTGCTGGGAGCATTATCCGCAGCGGGACATGTTTAAATCCGGCCTATCAGCAGACCGCCAATCCGTTTGAGCGCATCTGCGAATGACACTCCGAGCGCAACGCCGCCGATCCCGATCATGCTCAAAGCACCGATGCCCATAAGCCGCCAGCGGCGGACATCATCCGTAATCGGCTTCATTTCGGCCACATCCTCGTTCACAGAGGAGACAGAGCTTTCGACGCGTGCAATTCGGTCAACTGCCTCATCAAGCCGTCTGTGAACGCCTGCGCGGCTTTCTGCGGACTTGTCCTCCGAACGTTGGAGCGAGGCCTTCATTTCGCGCATGTCGTCTTGTATGCCACGAAGGCCAGCGACAAGCTCTCCAAGCTGCCGATGAACTGCAGCGTCTATTTCAGGTGCCATCGGCAAAACCCTTACGATGCGAGTAAAGAAAAGCCCCCGGCCATAGGTCGAGGGCGAATGTCATGGGTGTTTTCAATTGTCTCTGGTGCGTCCCTTCATGCGGTCTTGCACCTCAAGAAGCACCATACTCAGCAAGTATATTAGAAGGCCGATGTTTGCTTGCTCTGCCAACAGTAACGCGGCTTTAAGGTGACCCTCAATCGCCATCAGTTTTGAGTTATCCATTTTAAAATCTCCTAAAGTAATGGAGACTTTTGTTTTACGATAAAACTAAAACCGTTGCTTTACCGTCAGGCGAGAAGCGCCAGTATTTTCGGAGCAACGAGTGCCGACTTAAGCTGATAGGCCTGCGCGGTCTGATGCAGTTTGTCAGTCGCGAAGTAAGTGGTGTTGTTCGGATCGGCCAGTTCGGGGATGTTGGCGTAGTCCACCATGTCATCTGCAAACGTCGCCCAGTTGGTGCGAATTTGCGAATTGATCGACAGGCGATAGGTTTCAGCCTGCGCGGTGTACGTCGCATCCACAACCTGTGTGTTGATGGTCGATACGACCACCTTCACACCCTGCGAACGCAGCCAGGCGCAATATCCCGAAATGGCATTGTAGACAGTCGTGTCCGTAGACGCAGCTCGAAGGTCATTGATCCCGGCATGGACGCGGGCAACACGCTTCGTTGTTTCTGGATAGGCATTCATCAGTTCCAGAATACGTGCCCGGTCGTTGGCGGAGTTCAAAGCGGTCATCGGGATAGACGGCTGGCCGCAGTTGAATATGGCCGTATCTGTCGGGCTGCCGAGAAGGCCAAACAGTTGATCCGGCTCCGTGGCCGTCATGCCGAGACCGGCGGTGTATACAGCAACGCTGCCCTGCCCTGCCGTGATGCTGTCCCCGATCATGAAGACGCCCTTGGTCTGTCCAATCTGGATCGGCGCGACGGCTTCAAGCTGCCGGCCCACGGATGTCATTTCGGCTTCCGTCAGAGAGCGCGGGAAGATGACGACGGCCATGATCTCGCTGTAGCCGTTTCCATTCTCGATGTTGCCTCCCGTCAGCATACCGGCCGCCAACCCACCCGCAACGGTCTCGACCTTGCGGTTATTGTAGAATGTGATGCCGCTCGCTCCGCTGGCATAACCCATGATCGATACGCCGGATGTCTTGGGCGCACGTGATCCGACCTTAGTAACGCTGTTTGCGCTGTCCAAGAGACGCGGTCCGCCGCCCGGTGTCGTCAGGTCAGGGGTTGCCGTGCCATATTGCAACGTGGTGCCGAGACGTATCCAGTAAAAGGAGGCGCGGGCCAAATGCGGCTTGAAGACGACGAAGACGGTATGGTTCGCACGGTCCACTGAAAGCCCTGCCGGGATCGGATATTGGACATTCGGACCACCGGTGAACGGCAATGCGCCGCCGTCGATCTGAGACCTGTATACCTTGCCGCGCGCTCCTGCCGTTGGCTGGATCAGGTCGTACCCGTTGCCTGATTGGTCGAAAAATGTATCAACTCGGGCGTCAGAGTTTGCGCCGCCGGCATAGGTCTCTATCGCTGCAAGGTCTAGACGATCACTCGCCCATCCAAACGTCTGCGGTGTCGTCGGGTTGGCGGCTCGCGCTACTTTCGCTGCGCTTCCGGCCCAGCCAGCCATACGCACAGTGCCGGCGAATAGCAGAGGCGCGACAGGCAGGCTGACAGGCAGTTTTGGGACGCCCTTTGGCTTACCCGACAACCCGAGAGACAGGCCAGTCATCAAACTCAATCCAGTCATATCAGCGACCCTTCTCAAAACTGCTCTTTGTTGTGTCATAGAAAGCAGCGCAGTCCGTTATCTGGCGGTCGATGTTATCAGCGCTGTATTCCCATCGCTTCTGCGACCAGCGCGCTTTCTCGCCCGCCTTTGGCACTACACGCCCCATTGGGTCGCGGCATCGCTCTGGAAGGTCAGGTAGAGACACGCGCCCTTGAGATGCCCCTTGAGCCTTTGCCGCAGTGTCGATGCGCGTCAGGTCAGTGCTTCCGCAGCCAATCAAGATCATCATCGCCCCAAGTGCAGCCGTCAGAGCCGCTATCCTCGGCAATGAGCTTTTCCAGCCTTGCATCTGCTTCTTCCTTCAATTTCAGGGTGGCGGCGCTGCGCTTGCGGTATTCTTCGAGGGATTGGGAAGCCGCGTTCTTCTGCCGCTCCATCTCATCGAGTTGGGCCTGGAGCGATGTCTTTTCCGACAGCAGGACATACCCAGCGCGAGCCTCACGCCCTACGGCAGGATCATCAATCCAAACGTCATAGATCGAAGCCAGAGCTATGCCCGCAAGGCCGCCAAGACCAACCTTGATGTAGTCGAACAGCGTCATGGCTCCACCTTCACCGTCGTGTCGGTATCGCCCTGTTCAACGGCTTGCTGGGCGATATCCGCTTTGACCTGAGTGTTCTTCTCCCAGACAGCGCCGAACACGTAGGAGCCGATGATACCGCCGATCAGAAGGATGAGGTTCATCGCCACCGTGTCGCTGAGAGCAATCGGCCGGCCCCAGATCGCAAGGTACGTCACGAGGCCACCCGACCAGATCAGGGCAATGATGATGATGCGCCGACGCACCGCCCACTCAACAGAGGCCTTGTGATCCATGAAGAACTTCATCGGATCAGCCTTCAAACAGTTGGGATTTTTTCGCCCAGTCGCGCCACGGGTGCAGTTCGAAGTGCGGCATATCCCACGCGTCCGATGTTGTCTTGTCGCCGTCCATGTTCCAGTCGCCGCCCCATCGCAGCGGGATGCCCTTTTCCTTGGCAATCCGCATGATGATGGTGGCAAGCTTGGTGAAGGCTTTCCGATCATTCCAGTCGTAGGGGAACGGGAAGAGATCAAAGGCGATCGCCGGGACGTAGTTGTGCGCCGACTGCCCAAACTTCGCTTTGCTCTTGCCGGTCTGAAAGGCCCGGTTCTGCGCGTCCCGTCCCCGCGTGCTGTCGAGAACACGGAAGTCAATCTCCTTGATCGCTTCCGTCGCGATGAGCTTGAGGCTCGCGTGGCACTTCTCAAGGTTCTTCATCGATGCGGCGCCAAAGACGGGCATGGCAATTCTCCATTTCAATTTTTGGTGGATTCGTGTACTGTGTTTGCACACAGAGGGCGTTGATTATGGCTATTGCGAAAGACTATTCAGGCCAGATTTACGGGCGCTTGAAAGCCATCAGGATGGAAGGTGACAAGGGAGGAAAATGGCTGTTCTCTTGCGAGTGCGGTGCCAGTTGCGTTGCTTCAATCGCGCACGTGCGCAGTGGTCACACCAAGAGCTGCGGATGCATTGCATTGGAGCGTCTCAAGGAGAGGTCAATAACTCATGGCCACTCTCTAGGACGGCAAGTTAGCCCAACATTTTCGTCATACCGTTCCGCATATGCTCGGTGTTTCCGCCCATCAGCGAAGGCATATCCTCGATATGGCGCAATCGGGATTACTATGTGCCGCCGATGGGCCGATAGCTTCGAGAACTTCCTTGCCGACATGGGGGAACGACCAGAAGGAACAACGCTAGACAGATACCCAGACCCGCTTGGGAACTACGAGCCAGGAAATTGCCGTTGGGCAACTAACCGCGAGCAATCGGTAAACAGAAAGAGTTCTATTCTGGTTGACCATGAGGGCGACAAGATATGCTTGAAAGATTTTGCCAGCATCATGGAAGTTCCCTATCTCGCGCTCCATGCCCGCGTCGTTTACCGCAATCAAAACCCATATAGCGCAGCAGAAGCTATGCGGCTTCGGGCCAACAAGCCATCTTAACCGGCTGGAGCCATTCCAGCGGAAGCTTGTAAGTCATAGCGATGTCCTGATTGTGGGTTATGGGTGCCGGATCCTATCGGCCGGGGTAACAGTTTGCCGTCGCGCGTGCCCTGAAACGGGCCTCGGCATTTGAGCAGAGATTGAAATGTTCTTCGTGCGAGGCTAAGGCTGATAAATTGCTGTTCGGTAGCTTTGTGAGGGAAGACGTTTGACGGGCGAAAACAACAAGAACAATACGATCCGAGCTCTCTTTGAGAGTTTCCTCCGGCGCGTACCATTCGCTCGATCCGCGTATTCCCGGCTGGATTTGATGCGGGATGAGATCAACGGTCTAAAAAACGCGGTAGACGACGCATTCCGGCAAGGCGCTGCCTCAGTGGCGTTACCGCCGAGCATGCTTGCTGACCAACGCCGCCTAGTGCCAAAGCCATCCGTCATCGTCGATGTTGGCGCTCACCACGGGCAATCGACGGTCGAATATCTCGATGCTTTCCCATCTGCCCACGTTTTTGCCTTTGAACCAGACGAAGCCAACAATCGTCAAGCGGTAGAACTATTGCGCCCTTATGGCGATCGTGTCCGCTTGTCACGATTGGGGCTAGCCGAGCATGCCGGCAAAGCCTCTCTTCACATTAACTCGCATGATGGCACCCATTCTCTGCTGCCAATTGGCGACATGTCGTATTGGCATGGTCAAGCGAGTGAAATTGAGAAAGTTGATATCGAAACAACCACTCTGGACAGCCTGGCGGCTAGTGAGAGGTGGGATCATATCGACATTCTCAAGATGGACATTCAGGGGGCTGAACTGGCCGCGCTGAAAGGTGGAGCAGGTTTGCTGGCTGCCGGAGCTATCGATTTGCTCTGCCTTGAGGTCGAGTTCGAGCATCTTTATGAAGGTCAACCGCTTTTCTGGGAAATTGCGGCCTATCTCAACTCGCTAGGCTATCGCCTGTACCGCGTCTATGAGTGGCAATACGGATTGACGCGATCAAACGAACTTTGCTGGGCCGATGCTATCTTTATCAGCCCTCGCTTGCGGAGCGTGTCGAATGGCCTAGGCGGCTGAACTATCGGACGGCCATTGAAAGGCATCGATCTCGGCGATTTCCGTGATCTCGCCTGATGTGATCAGAGCGTCGATCGCTTTTTCTACGACAAACGACGCCTGCACATGCGCACCAACAGCAAGCGCCGTTGCTTTGATCTCCGCGCCCGACAAAGTCATCCAGCCAGACAACGATTTAAATGCGGTGGAGGCTGCGCCTGAATTGACGATATATGCATGCGCGTTGGCCACCATCGACTGACTGTCTCGACTGGTGTCGATTCTTGCGCCATTGACGACAATACCGCCGGTCTCCACAGCAAAGCGCTTTGCGCTGGCATAGGCGCGTAGTTCATCGGCTGTTTTTGCGGCAACAACCGGCGCGGCGAAGGTTTCCCCGTCATAGGTCCAGCCAGCCTTCACCTTTTTTGTGGCGGGAACGAAGGTGTTGGCGATATCCACATGGTAGACATCCACGGGATTGATATCGGCAAGGTCAACGACCTCAAGCACGGCGCCATCGCTGATACGAGCATAAATCATGATCGGCCCTCAGTTGATTATCTGGATGATGATGCCGCCGGCAGCACCCGCAAGGCCTGCAGCCCCCCCTGTGCCACCAGAACCGCCGCCCCCGCCGCCCGGCCAAACACCTGCGATGTTAGGCCCCGCACTCTGGACGCCGGATGGTGCACCAAAGGGCGTCCCGCCTCCGGCCCCTCCAACCCCCGTGCCATTTGGCGCAGCGGGCAACGCGCCCGTACCAAATCCACCGATCAGATTGATATCGCCACCGGTGCCAACACCACCCGTTGTAATATTGCCAATGACGGCAAACTTACCGTGGACGCCGGGGCTGCCGCCAGTTGCTGAGAGGATGCCACCAAACGATGTTGTCCCGCCGCTCGTCCCGCTGCCACCTGTTGCTCCACCAGTCCCCGCAGCGCCAACTGTATACGCAAGGGTTTGACCAGGAGTGACATCAATAATCTTGCGGGTATAGCCGCCACCAGCCCCGCCAGTGCCGCAATACTCGTTGGCCATATTGGATGCGCCGCCGCCGCCGCCGCCGCCGCCCCAAATCTCAACCAGTATGCGGGTAACACCAGCTGGGACGGTATAGGTGCCGGACCCTGCCGTGTTGTAAACCGTGACATCGGTGGCAAAGCGGACCGCCAGAGGAGTCGAGACCTGGGCGTTCGTGCCGTCATAAACAAATGTGACCGCCGTCCCGGCCAGGAGCTGGCCCTTGAGAAGGGCATTTGCGCCGGATGAGACAATCGGCACTGCGCCGAGACCGTTGACATTGAGCGTGCACGCGCCCGTGTTGGTCGTGGTGATGATACCGCGCAAAGGCGTGCCAACCAGATCAGCCCAAGACGTCGGGACTGGCGATAGCGTCATCGTCAAAGCATTGGCAGTACCACCGACCGCGGCGAACAGCCAAGGCTGCTTTTGCAGTGTGCGAACAAAGCTATTCTCCAGAGTGTCGACATTGCCATCGTCAAGCGCGTCATACCCGCCGTAATCAAGGATGAACTCGCCCATCATGGCCGAGATAACTGAAGACTGGCGCCAGACGGTATTGAGTTGAGCGCTGACGGCTGTGCCAGCGGTGAACCCAGATAGACGAGCGGCAAGGCCATTGTATGCTGAAGGCGTGAGGACGTTTGCCCCGCCGGCTGTGCCGAAGGGAAGATACTGGTTCGTTGCCATGAGTACCCCGAATTTTAGGATGTGAAGTAGGAGGGGCCGACGCCCCATGAGCCGTTATCAAACCCGCCGATGTATTGGTTATCCACGTCGAATCCGAACACTGGCGAGTTGTTTACAGTCGTGATCGCATAGTTGATCCGCACGCCCTCCGGCTTGATCGGAAGGAACCCTTGGTTCAGCAGAGCGATAAAGAGCAGCGACGGGATGGCACCGGAAATGCCAACCGTCATTGTCATGTCGAAATTGTCGATGACGAAGATATTGGTCCCCGGCGACTGCGAGAAAACCAGATTGAATGCGGCCTGCGCCGTTTCAACTCGCCCGTCCCACTGGTTCGCGGCAATTTTCGCCCGGAGAAATATCCGGTACGTTTCATCATCAAGCCGCGTGACGCCACTGTCACTGTCATATGGCCCCTTCCACACGCCGAGATCGAAGCCCCGAAGCGCGTCATCAAAGCTGAACCAGATGTTCGGTATCGGCGTCGGTATGAAGCGGGACCGGCCGACCCATTGGCCAACGGCATCAAGCTGAACGCCTATCGCTGTATCCAGATCAAAGTCCTGCGGCATACCGCCAAGCATGACCTGAAGGTTTTCGAAAGGATCGAGAACCGCCGTCAGAGTCGAGGTGAAGACTGGCTTCCCGCGATAGTACGGCGTAATGAGATTAAGATAATCGTCGGTTGTCGCCATCACGTCACCGTGACGACGATATTGGTGACACTGCACGCCGCCGCTTCATTAAAGGCAATGGCGATGTCCGCGGTGGCCAATGAGTCCGCGAGTTTTGCGATCTGCAAATTCGTTACCTCATATGTCGCACCGGAACTGTTGTTGCCGAGGTTGGCCGGGACGTAGAGGCGCGTGTAAAACACGCTCTGACCGATCGGCAAGGCGTTGATGTAATCGGCCACTGCCTGCTTCAGTGCGTTCTCGATCGCTACCGTATAACCCGCGAATGCCTTGACGGTGATGCCAGCTTTGATCCCGACAGATACCGGGCGCGAGAACTTGACAGCGTGCGAAACACCGATCGCATCCACCACTGTGACGGTCGTGGTCCCGAAGGTTCCAGAACCCGGCGTTTTCTTGTCCGCAATCGTCTGGCCGATGGTCTGGGCATCCCCGCCCTCTACAATCAATGCAATCGAATGGCTCGGTATGCCGTTGCTGTCGGTGACATCAGTGTCGTTCTCGTAGGCACGGTATCGCGTGACGCCAGTGATAGCCGCCACGGCCCCGACAATCCCCTCCAGAATGGTCAGTGACGGCAATGCGGTGGACGTTGCCTGACGGTTGCGCAGGTTTGCATCCGTCTCAACCGGGTTGCCAGAATTGGCGACGGCTGCGTTCGAAACGCTCTGCCAGCCGCGCGTCGGCGTTGCGATGGTCGACACAGCGCCGATAGCAGCGGTGACGGCTCCAATGGTCTGGCAAACTGCGGTAACAGTAATCGTGCCGGACGGCGGGATAACCACACTGGCTGGGAGGCTCCAGTTGTTGCTTGCGTCGTCCGACACGATGCCATTGGTAACCGTCGTGCCGGCAACGCCGATCAGGGCCACATCAACCGTCGAGTTTGATGCGATGTTGCGCGCAATCCCGTTGATCTTTACGACGCTGGACAGCCCCACGCCCTGCGCCGTCGAAGGCGAGAAGGCGCTATAGACTGAGGCAGCCATGTTGTTGGCATCGGTGATCGCCAGCGCCAGAAGCGCGACAAACTGGCCATCAAGGGAATCGGGTTCCAGATAAACGTCGGACCCATAGATGCCCTGATACGCGCTCTTGAGATAGGTCAGCACGTCCGTATAGGCCGGAACGCTGATGCCGTTCTGATCAATCACGCAGACTGGTGTCGTAGCCATCAAAGCGTCCCTGTCACTGTCGTCTTGCCGTATTCGGTCGATATTGTGGCCGAGACGTTGTACTCTCGGGTTTCCCGGCTCAGGTCACTGGAATACGCATCGATCTGCGTCACACCCTGCGTTCCGAGGATACGCGACCGAATGACTGCATCGCGCGTCTCGCCGGTGTATTTGCCGAGAACCCGCGTCTTCCACGGGATGCCCTCGGATGTGTCGAGGAACCATTGTCCCTGCTCCAGAAAGAGCCGCGTCAGCACGCATTGCGCCGGACCATCCGGAACGTCTCTCCAGAAGTCCTGCTGTTGGCGGCCGAAGGAATAATCGCCGTTGGCGTCTAGCTTTCTCACTCGCATCAGAGCACCGCATAAACCTTGTTCGACGGTCCAGCTTCTGTGGAGACGCGGGAACCGCCCATGCCGCCAAGATCAACTCTTGATGGGGTGATGTTTACCAGCATTTCCCCGACAGTCATGTTGACTTGAGACGGGGTAAAGGTGCCGCTTGAACCACTGGTCTTTACCTTCACATCGTCCTCTTTAAGAGAAACTGTGGTGTTCCCGCTATCAGACCGGAGTTGAACGGAATCGTCGCTGACGTTGGCCAGAGCCTTGTTATTCGACCGAAACCCCACCATCGCAAAACCATCGGACAGGTCATGCGTGCGCGCATCGATCTGGCTTTGCACACCCCCGCTTTGCTGCCAAGCATCACTTGGGCGAGAGGAGAATACGACAAGCGCCTCGTCTCCCGCCTTGACCGGGAATGTCATTGACGCCCCACCGCCGGTCGGGAAGTGCATCGGCACGTCAGTCAAGAGCGGAAGGTCGACGGCCTTCACAGAACCGTCGGGCATCTTTTGCTGGCTCTTAATGGCCGGCTGAAGCGTTGCCGTTTGCTTGGCGAAATCGACCGACTGGACTATGGCCGGAACCGCAGTCCATAGCGAAGCCTTGAAGCCGTCGAGCATGGCTCGAAAGGCTTCTTCCATATCGCCAGTGCGTTCACGAACGTCCATTAGAGCGCGATCCCTTGCGATGCGATTGAAAGAGGTATTGGCCCCTTGCCGTCAGCGCGGAGGCAAAGGATTTGCGTGTACCAAGGATCCCCTCGGGTATCCCCGATGTGGTTGACCACAAGGCATTTGTAATAGCCGTCGTCAGCCGTCGACGGGATCATGGCGTTGTTGACGACCGCCGTGTAATCCGCGCTCAGCTTGGCTTCCTGCACCGATGCCTGGTTGATCTGGATAAGGCTTCCCGGCCCGATCTGCGGGTTGAGAAGGCACGTCACCAGAATGCCGTCGATCGACTGGATCGGAAGCCCGATCATGCCGGTGCGCGAGTTGAGGACGATTGCCCCGCCCTCTTTCGGCTCGTTGTTCTTCGTGACCGTCAGTTCATTGTTCTGGATCGACCAGCTTGTGCCGGTCGATATCGCAATGGTCCGAAGGATATCCCGAGCCATGCCGAACATGACGCGCGACCGGGGCATCTTCTTGTCGCCCAGATCGGCAATCTTGCCCAAGGTGATGCCAAACGGCTTGAGAGCCTCATAGGCAGTCATCACCTGGTCGCGGTATGTGTGGCCGGCCGCCAGCGTCTTGCTCACCACAGCGTGGTTGTAAGCCTGATCGCCGCCCTGCGCGATGATGTTCAGATAGGTGTCGACTGGATTTTCACGACCGGAACGTTTCTGGATGATCTGGCCTTTGAAGATCAGGCCGGGGTTCTGCTCGTAGCCCGCCTCAAGCGTGACTTCCGTCCCCTCTCCCTTGATCCTCTTCACCGTCTGATCCGACAGGTTCGATATCGTGATGTCACCAACATTCGGAGACTGCAGGTTATGCTGCGTCACCTGAAACCGGATGCGGAGCTGCGACAGGTCAACGCTGTCACCGCCGCCAGCCACTGTGAGCTTGCAATACCGGAGCCATTGCTGGGCCATTGATCAAACCTTGGTATAGAGATGCGACGTGGTGCCGAGATTATCGAACGTCGGCACTGCATCGGGATCGCCGTCCGTCGCGACATACAGCGCCACGCCGATCCCGAGATATGCGTATTGCGCCAAGAGATCAGTGCCGGTCACCATGGGGAGACCATTTGCAAGCGGGTTCCCATCGGCATCGGCAATATCCAGCAGCCATCCGCCCATATCCGCCGCCACATAACGCGTCGTCAGTTGGTAGGTTGTTTCCTTCAAGATGATCGAAAACGTCTCTGGTGAGCCGCTGAGAGGGATTTCGTAGTATGTTGCCACGGCTAACCTCTCGACATTTCAAAACAATTGCCCATCATCGTCCAGATTAACAACCTGGAGAACTGAATGAGAAAATCTCTCGCCCTGATCGCACTTGCTGTCTCAACCCCTGCCCTAGCGGCGGGAACGGTCCCATATGGCTCGCGCGCCGGGATGGAGGTAACCGTCGTGCGAATGAGCGGGCTCGACACCACGAAGGCCAAGATCATCACCAAGCACACCCGCGAGAACGCCATCAGCTTCTGCCGGGACTACGTCCAGAAAGTCACCGAGGACTGCATCAAGGAAGAGATGTCCGTTCCTCTGAACGATTCCGTCTCTGCAAATTGCAAGACAGGCGAATTTGAAACCTTCACCGGTGAGCGCCTTCGCTTCGCTGGGAAATCCAGAAGCCCCAGCATGTCGAAATACCGCGTGATCGACCTTGCTACGAAGCAGGACTTGGACGGATCATCCGCCTCCGGTTATCCCGTCGCAATGTCGATCTTCAAAGCCCTGTGCCCAAGGACGGCCCCGCAAGATTACTGATCTCTCAGCCGTCGCGCGCGTAGGTAAATCCGGTCGTCTGGTACTGCTTCGCCCCACCATTGCCGATCGACGTTGTACGCGCCGCTTGGCTTTGCTGGCTCTTGGGTGCCGAGGTCGTTGTCGTGCTGACAATGATGATCTCGCGAAGTCCGACCGTCACCAGCAGCGCATTTTCGGAGTGCTCATCTGTCACCACTTCAAGCGACCGGATCAGCATGTTCGAATAAGAGCGCTTGCCGGTGAAGACCGAGAACGGCTGGCGCATCTGCTGGAGCGCTAGAAGCTCCTGATAGACCGCCTGCACATATCCAGTCGTTCCGGCCGTCGAGTTTGACCACCCGCATCGCATCTCGATCTCGGATGGCATCTTGAATGCATGGTCAGAAATCGCCGCGCCCTGCTCCACCGGATGATCAGTGATCACCAGTTGGTCGCGGTGCACCTCTTCCACGACCACATCGGGGATGATGAACCCGATGAGGCGCGTGGGCGAGAAGATCAGGGCAAAGGCGTCGTCAAGCAAAGACATCAGCGAATTGCCCCTTGAGTGTTGCGCAGAAGCCGGCCGTTGACCGTTTCCTGCTTGCCTGCCACGGCGTTGGCCGTGTCTGTCGGGTTGGAACTTCCGATCACGGTTATGTTCGTGTTCTGGTTCATCGTTGCAGAAGTGCCGGAGTTGATGCCAGCGGGCTGCATGAGAGGCGGCACAGCATTTCCACCAAAGGCGGGATGCGCGCGCTTGAACTTCTCAGGATCGCCACCGGTGCCTTGCGGTGCATCTTGCAACGTCCTTGCCCAGCGATAAGCGTTATCCGTTCGGATTGCCGTATCTCTGGCCTTGTTCGCGGGCCTCTCGAAGTCATAGACAGCCGCAGACACCGCCTCATCGACGCTGTTGGCTTCCATCATTTTCCGCCATGCCTTGCGAGCGCCGGCATCATTCGACTGCGTGAGTTCCCAATAGGCGCCTTCCAGCTTCTTCTCGTGCGACGTGTTCTTGTCCCACATGTCGATGCCGGTTGCCGAAAGGATCGCGTTTCTGCGGTCCCTGTGGTGCTGGAACGGGCCGCCAGCCAGGCCGCCGTCACCAACCGCATTCGGGTTGAAGTTGGATTCGCCTTGCTCGTTGCCGACCATGGCAAGAGACGCTTCACGAGACAGACCCTTGCTGCGCCAGAACCGGTAGGACCGAAGCGCGTTCTCGGATTGCTGACGGGTGTTGACCGCCGGCCCGCGCTGTGGGCTTCCAGAGCCGCCAGCGCTTCCACCGCCGAACCATCCCTTAACTTTACCCACGCCCCAGCGCAGCGCATCATCAACGCCCCAACGCCCGAGGCGCGGCGCATTGGTGAGGCCGTCGCCGGGATTGATGATCGAATTCGCTCCGGCTGCTGCCGCACCATAGATGCCCAGCATGCCGAGGAACTTGCCCATCAAGCCGCCGCCCGTGCCGCCGACGAGCAGCCCAAGCATGGAGATAAGCTTGCCAAGCACCGCAGCGCCGACAAGAACCTCTATCGCCGCCACCAGCCCTTTATCGCCGGTGATGGATTCGGCAATATTGGTGAAGCCGGTCCAGACTGGTTCCAGCTTATCCAGGACCTGTCCGAGATTGGTTGCCAGCGTGGCGATCGCCTCAGCAGCATCACCGAACGCCTTGGAGATGGCAGGACCGTTGTCGACCATCCATTTCTGGATCTTCTCCATGTATTCGGTGATTTTCGGCATATTGTCCGTGAGGACTTTGCCGAAAAGAGTTTCGATGCTCGCAGCCATGGCATTGACGCCACGCATGAAGTCGCGCGATGCCTTAGAGGCCTTATCGCCGTTAAGACCGAACGCCCGATCCCGTTCTTTCTGCTCCTTGATGAACCGCTGCAACTCGCCGCTCTGGAGAGCGCGAAGCATGGTTTCATCGATGCCGAGAGCCGACGCATACTGGTTTGCCTGATAGTAAGGCATCGACTTGAGCCGCTTGCCCAAATCCTCCATGACGTCGATCTGGTCGCGAAGCTGGCCGTTGCGGGACCGTGTCTGCACCCCGAGCGACTTGACCAGGCTTTCATAGCCGGGGTTTGTGCGCAGCGTCTGTCCGAAGGATTCTATCGAGGCAATCGCACCCTGATACGACCCGCCGAGTTGCGAGACCGCATAGGATAGCGCGCGGATATTCTGGACAGAAGCGCCCGTGCGCTGCGATGTCCAGTAAAGGCTATCGAAGTTCTTCGCGACCTGTTGAAGCGCTTCTGCGGTCGTTTTTGCCGCCGCAACGATGGCCTTCGACATAAGCTCGGCCTGCAGCGTGGCAGACCGGACGCTATCCTTGAATTTCTTCTCGGACTGCTGGTCGACCCCGTAGCCGATGGAGACAAGGAACTCGCGGATGGTATCGGCCATCAGTTTTCCCTCGCCGCCTTTTGCGCACGCTGTGTGTTTTCGTCCAGCGCATCGATTGCTTCATTCATCTGCGCGATGTCGCACAGGTCGACGGAGCCGTCTTTCAGGCTCTCGTATCGGCAAAGCCCCCGCATCACGGGACGCATCAGCCAGTCCATGCCATCCGGCAGGCTGACCGGATCGAACGTTACGCCGGCTTCTGATCGGGGGATGCTTGCTGGCCGGCGCTCATAAAAGGGAGAAGATTGTCCGACACCACCTGAAAGACGATGCGAAGCAGGACCGTCATATCCATGTCGGCAAACATCGGCTTGTTGGTGCCACGCGTCCACACCCGCACATAGCCAGGGCCATCGAGGCGATAGACGACGCTCATGCATTCCGAGATGATGTAATTCACGTCATCGTCGGGCATCTTGCCGACAATCTCAAGCAACGGCTGCAAGGCGCCGATGTCACCCTTGATGCTTTTCAGCACGTTGGGGACAACGGCAATCACAGGGGCGATCCGCCGAGCGACGTGAAACTGCTGCATCGCGTCGAGCTTCTCAGCCCGGTATTTCACGTCGTTGATCTCGAAGTCCGACATTATACGCCCTCACCCAAAATCTGGTCGATCTTGCCTGCCTGCCACGACCATTCGACGGTGTTGCCGTCCTTGGCATAGGTCAGGTCTGGAGCCTTAGCGAAAGCGCAGATGGCAGCGGTGATGCTGTCACCACGGGCCGTGTCGCGTATCGTGATGGTGTTGCGACCGTGCAGAGCCGATGACGTGGTCTGGTAATTGTAGAGCGTCATGAGTTGCTTGTTGACCGGGCTGGTTTTCAACAGCCGTACCGAAACACTGCCAGACTTGCCGGCGTGGAGGGAGTGCATTGCACTACCGTCGGCGCCGATCGTCATGGTGTTTTTGTCTTCGGTCATCGTGACGGTGATGCCTTCCTCGGAGTTGCCGGAGCCATTGCCGAGAGAGAAGTTTCCACCGGGGCCGGCAATCGAGGCCGTCACGTCCAAGAAGGAATACGTTGCCATGTTTTATCCTTTCAAAGCAACCGATTACCGGTTGACGTTGATAATCACGTTTACCTTGTGGACGGCGCCAGCGAGCTTTGCAGCAACCTGAATGGTCGGAGCTACGCGGGTTTCACGGGCGGCCTGCGTCTGCGAAGCCACCTTGGGCGCGTAGACGTAGTAGCCCTTGGTCAGCGTATCGCCCTGGCTCAACTCACCAAAGCCACCGGCATTCCAGACGCCGGGGGCGACCAGGCCATTGTTGACCGCCTCATCCATCGTGGACTCGATCACGTTGACGATCAGGTTCACACCGGCGTCGGTCTGCGGAATCTTCGTCGTGGACTGGTAGAGCAGATTGTAGACGTTGTTCTGGACTTCGTTTTGCAGCCAGTCCGTGCCATGCACTTCATCGAAGAAGTACCCGTTGGCCATCACGCCTTCCTGAATGATCGCGGTGTCATTGGCGTAAGCGACGAAGACGTTACAGTTCTTGCTCTTGAGAGCATTCGCCTGCGTCTGGGTAAGCGTTTCAGCCGATACTCCGGGCTCCTGCTTGAACTTCAGCGTGATCGTGCTGTTGTTCGCCGTGAAGTCCACGGTGAAGGCGCGACCGAGCAGCGATGCCACGGCGTAAGGCGACGAGGACGAATACTCCGTCACGGTGCGCTTGTAGTTTGCCGTTTTCAGTAGCGACGGCAGATCGTTCGTGACGGTCGAGTCCAGCGCCTGCGTGCTGGTGATGGTGATGCCCAAGATATGTGATACCGCAGCGCCCTCGATGAAGGCAGCGGCAGCAAGGTATGCCGCATCGTTCGGAGCGGTAGCGGTTGCGACCGTAACGCCGTACCAGTCGTTGGACATGTCGGCAAAGGTCGTCAGGGCAGATACCAGCGTCTCGGCGGCAATGCCATCCACCGGAGCCGAAGCCGCGCCCGTGGTGAGCTTGAGCTGTGCGGAGATATCCGTGCCGGAGCCAGTAGCCGAGGCGTAGCCGACGGTCGATGTAACGCCCGTCGTATCGGACTTGACCATGAACCGGCCATTGGTGGCATCCCACGTCACAGTCGCGCCGGTGAGCGCCGTGTCGATAACGGAGGCTACACCGTTGAGGTTCGTCTGTGCCGAGAAATTGAGCGTCGATAGCGTTTTCGTGGCACCGTCGATGTCGATCTTCATGGAGCCGGCCGTGATGGACGTCCATGCCGACATAAGCTGTTCAGAAGCCGTCAGGACACCACCGTTCAGCGTGCCCTTCGTCGCGGTCTGCGCCCATCGGCCCACATAGAGGATTGCCGGCTGGGGGCTTTGCGAAAAGAACAGGTTGGCGGCCAGATATTCCGGGGCAGTCGTCCCGAAATCAGATGCCACGCCGTCGAGGTCGGAATAAGTCCGCATCCTCTGGCCGGTGTCGATGACGTCGCTGGATCCGAGGATCAGGAGCGCGCCGAAATTGCGTGCGGCCGCGGCGATGGGGCTCAGATTAACCGAGACGTTCACCACGTTGTTGACATTGAGACCTGTCGCCATTGGCTATCGCTCCTGTGCGGTCCAGTTTTCGGAATTGTTTGGGGTTTCGATGGAGCCACCGGCCCCAAGAAGGTTGAGAACCGGATAAGTCCTCGTGATCTGTCGCCTCAGCGTGAACGGCACGTCGAAACGGCGCATCCACTGCGTGCTGATGAGTTCGGGCGCTGCAATCGTGTCTCTGGCCTCGTAGAAGGCCATTCCCTGCGACTGAAGCACTTCCGTGTTCTGCGGTATCTGAAGGCCATCCTTGAAGGCTGCGGCGTTTGCCTGCCCTGCTGGCCCGTAGAAGGAAACAAGCAGTTCGATCGTTTCGTGGGTGATCGACTGATCGCTTCCATCACCCGTGCCGATGTGGCGCACGGCATTGAAATTGTCTGATCGCTGGCGGGTGATCCCGAAGGCGCACCAGTTGACGTTGATCGCCGGCTGCTTCGGTGGGTTCTGCTGCCACCGGGGGCGAACGAGAGAACCGGCGAGCCCCGTAATCCCGACGATTGCCGCCTGTATCTGGTCTTCAAGTTCGGCGTCCTGAGCCGGTCCTGTCGACGTAGGCTGGAGATAGCCGCCCGTTGCTGACGTGTTCATGTCGGTGAAACCTCGAGCAGGTCGGTCATCGTGAAGATCGCCGAAACAAAACCCGGCCCGAAGTTCGTCCAGTCGTTCAGCGCAGTCAGGCGATAATTGACGCCGTTCCACGTCATCTGGTCAGCCTGCGTCGTCTGGGTCGCAGCAGCGAGCCTGAAGGTGGTGTAAATCATCACCGAGCCCTCAACCCTTGTTAGTTCGGGAAACCGCTTCAGCATGTCTCCATGGCCGGCCACGATGACACCAACGACGCCGGGAAATGTTTCGGTAGTAATGATCGGCCGCCCGTTCGATCCCATCGTCTCGGTCTCGCGCGTTATTGTGACCGTGTCGCAGAAGTCGGGATCGGAGAGGATTTCAGTGACATCAAGCGTTGCCATGGTCACTCACCTTTCGGACGAACCGCATAAGAGATGCTTTGCCGAAGCGAACCGGTGTCGATCAGCGGCTTCTCACCTGAACGGCCTTTTGCCTTCCGCTTCGCCAAGGTGGCTGGCGCGAGAGGATCAAATGGCCCATCGGTGATTTTCTTCTGCACCGCGGCCTGCCCGATCAGCCCGACCTTGTGCAGCGTCTTGTCGGCGGCTTCCGCGTCACCCGTGAGTGATTTGATCGCCCCGGCTTCCATTGTCTTGCCGATTTCGGGCTTTGCGTTCTCGATGCCAGGCACAAGGAACGCGCGCGGTGGGATATTCTTCTCCGGCACCCCGGTTTCCATCAGATAGCCGATCTCGGCATTCGTCAGCGGGGCTTTTTCCCCGTCGTCCGGAGGCCGATCGGCTTTGTCCATCGGAACCCCGACGAGAACTTCCTTCTTCGTCAGGGCCTTGATTTCAGACAGAACCTTGTCGACCAAATCTTTCTGGACCGTGAGGCCGAGTGTGTTAGCCATCAGGCGGTTACCCAGCGCGCCTTATCACCGGGGTTGACGAAAAACGGCGTAGGTGTGGACGCTGCGACAAACGCCCGCGTAGCAGTAGCGGATGACGGATCAACGGGGCTCGCGCCGAAGGTCACCCAGCTATCCGCCGATGCGATGACGTTGCAGATCGGGTTCGACGCGTTGTCACCGACAGGTGCCTGCGTGGTTGTGGTGCCTAAGCTGGAAAGCGTTTCAGCGGCCTGTAGAAGCCCAAGGACGGGCGCTCCGTTTGCGCTGCCCTTCAGTTGCTGACGCCATTCAAAATGCACTCCAGAGAGAGCCATGTTGATCTCCGTTAAAGCTGGAGACCGCCAGCACCAAACATGTCCCGCAGATCAGCGAAACGCGTGCCGTAGGTCGTGAGATTGAGATTGCCGGCGCCCTCGACGGTGGCGACAGTAGTGTCGTAGCTGACAGAAACCCCATCAACCGATTTCGATGACTGAACGCCAGAGGACGAGCCCGGAATGCCGCCAACCGAAGCCGCCTTGCTATCCTTCTTCCAGATCACAAGGTTATGCGCGGTCAGCAGATAGACGCCGAGGTCGTAGAGCGTTCCCCATCGATCAAGGTTGACGAGATTTTGAGCATATCCGAGCCACAGATTGACCGTGGCGTCGGGATAGGCGGTGGTGTCAGCGAATTCAGGGAACGCGGTTCGGAAGCCTGAGGCGTCGGCCATGGATTATTCCGTCCCCTGGCTACCTTCGTTGCCGCCTTGGTTTTCACCGGGCGCCTGCGATGCATCTTCCGTCTGAGCCTGTGCGGCATCTTCAGCGGGAGCGTCTGCCTTGGCCTTCTTGGAGGACTTTGGAGCGGCGGTCCGCTTCGCTGCTGCATCCTTGCGGCCCTTGAGCGGGTTCGGAAGAAGGCCGTTGGGCACGTCTCCACCCTTCGCGACAGCAGTTTCAGCCTGTTCCGCGGCCCTCATCTGTGCCATGCGGATGGCTTCCTGGCTCTGGCGAACTGCTTCGTTCTGCGCGGCTACCTGTTCAGCGGCAAGCCTCTCGGCTTCCGTCTGAGCCTGTGCGGCGGCTGCGCGGCGCTCTTCTGAGGCCTGAACCATCCACTCATGACTGCCTTCCGTCGGCGCGGGAGGTTCAAACCCTTCAAGATGGGCCTTAGTAAACCAGTGATCCGCAATTTCCTTGCTGACGTCGTGTTCACCAACGTCGAACACCTTGATCTCGCCGCTGTCCAGCGTGAGCTTGAACGGTTTGGCGACAGTGATCTTTGCCATCGTGATTTCTCCTTTTGATGGGATCAGGCGGGGAATTGGATATCCCCGCCCGCTCGATGGCTTGGCGTCAGATGCCGTCCATGTAAGCCAGTGTTTCGCCGTAGCGCGCCTCGACCTGACCGATGCGACCGAAGTAGGTCGTGATCTGGTAGAGCGAGCGATACTCAATCGGCGTGCGCTGCATCGGCACCAGCGGGAAGCGGACGTACTTCGGATCCTTGGAGTACGCCACCATGCGGTCCGTGCTGGATGCGCCGCGACCGGTCAGCCACTTCAGCGGCTGAATGTTCAGCGGCTGGCCGTTGACCGTGTTGGAGATGCAGTTCTGCTTCAGGTATTCCAGGATAGACACGTTGCCGGCCGTGGAAACCGTCTGCGAGGCGAGATAGCCGAACTGCGCCGGGGGAATGCGCAGATCGCTCGGCGCCACGGCATAGCCGGACGCTGCCCATGCTGCGTTGAGCACGGCGTTGACGTCCTTCAGGATTTCCGCCGGGGTCTTGTTGATCCAGAGCGGAGAACCGCCGGCGCCGTTGGGGGCGTTGGTCGGGGTAACCGATGCGAGGTTGCAGAGGCCGTAGCAGGACGGCAGAGTGCTATCCCCGATGTAGACCTGCTCATCGATGTCCATGTTCCACTTCAGGGTCATGGCATCGTATTTCTGCGTGTCGACCGGGCGGCCCAACTGTGCGGCGCTTTCGAGTTCCGGGATGGTCCAGGAAAGCTCCATGCCCCAGAGGTGCAGAGGCTGGGGGGTCTTGCCGATATCGATCTGGATGGTGGAGATCGCATTCGCGCTCTTGCTGATCCAGTTCTTGCCGGTCGGGGTGATGCCGCCAGGCGCTGCGAACGAGCTGTTGGTGAACGAAGCGAGTTCGTCGCCGATCTGGACGTCTTCACGCAGGTCGATGTCACGCGACCATGTGTAATTGACCAGCGGCTGGTTCAGGGTCTGGTCGAGACGCTCAAGCTCGCCAACGAGGAAGGCGCCGGCAGAGTCGATGGTTGCCCGGTCGAAAGTCGTGAAATTGTCGCGGGTCTTTGCGCGCAGGGTCACCGGCGAGGTAGGTGCGGTGCTGCCCACGATGTTGCGAGGATGGAACATGTGTTTCTCCGAATGAACGACGGCAGCGCCGCCTCAGATGATGGGGATGACGGCGGGGTTACCGCCGCTTGGATCAGATGTTGTAGGCGATTTCGACGTTGCCGTTGGCGTCTGCGGGGCCCATGAACGTGAGGCCAGCAGGGGCGACGGTGTTAGTGGAGTCCGCAGCGCCTTCAAAGCCGCCGATGGGCTTGCCAGTGGCAGCGGCAGCAACGCGGATGTAGACCTGACCGCCCTTTGCGACGGTCGCGCCGCCGTTTAGCAGGATGGTCATGTATCCGCGCTTGAGGAACGAGCCAGTTCCACCTGTCTGCGTTGGCGTAGCAACGCCGAGAGCGTCACTGGCCGTGCTGGACGACTGGAAAGGGAACGACTTCACGTTGATCGCTGCGAGAGCGGTTGCTGCTTCGCCGCCAGTAAACGGCACGTAGGCGCCGCTGGAGAGCTTGGCAGCAAGGCCGAAGGCAGTGAAAGGGGCAGAGGCCGAGTAGAGGCCCGGTTCAACCGTGGCATGCTCGGTGCGGGTGAGAACGCCAGCGATACCGGCTGGCATGCGGGTCAGGTAAGACACCATGGATTATCTCCTTGGGAGGGGTCAGCGCTTCCAGAAGGCGCGGTTGCTTTCGTTGATGCCCTTGATCGAGTTCGAGTGAGCATCGGTGGCAGCGCGCCGGGTATCGAATACCTGAGCGCGGTTGTTGGCTCGCTTGGCGAGTTCGGAAGCGCCCACGAACATCTGCTTTGCAGCGTCACAGGTGAGCTTCGTGAAATCGGGGCGATCACCGACAAAGGGAGAGACGAATTCCTTGCGGTCGTCGTCCTTGAAGGCGTTGGTCAGAGCCTTGCGGCGCAGAGCGCAGAGCGAGCCCGCGGTCTTCTTCTGGTCGACCTTGGCGTCGAACGTCGGCAGTTTGATGCCGGGGGACAGGATTTCGGCGCGGGCGAGCGTATCGGTGAACTCGGATTTCAGACCGGCGGAATCAGTGGTCTTGCCGGACTTTTCTTCGTCCGTCTTTCCCTCTTCCTCGCCTTCCTCGTCCTTGGTTTCACCGTCGTCTTTGTCGCCGTGTTCATTGTCCACCGTCTCGCCAACTTCACCGGCTTCCAGCTTGGCAAGGCGCCCAGCAATGTCGGTGATGGCGGCGGTGAACTTTTCGTCCATGGCCTGGATCAGAGCGGCGACGTCAGGCTGTTCGCCGTCGTCGTTGGTCTCGTCAGTCTTTTCGACTTCCGGCTGCTTCAGTTCGATTACGAGCTTCTGCGGCTCCGAACCTTCGTCCACCTTGTCGAGTTCTTCAGTCAACGCGGCCTCATCCTGGGCCTTGAAGGCTGTCCAGATGCGATCCCGCAATGTACGTTTTGCACCCATCTGGGAGCCTCCTGTACTGGTTAGAGATTGGTTGTCGCCAACGAAACACCGGGGGCCGCAACGCCCCTTATCGACAAGGGCGACGTGGTTGCCGATGATGTTGGTCTGCCGGCCTTTGCCGGGTTCGATCTGCTCGTAATCGGCGTCGTAGCCGCACGAGACCTCGGGATTGCCGGCCGTGACCTTGGCTATCGCTGCATCCTCCTGGATCAGGAAGTCGGCCAGCAGAAAGTCAGACAGGTCGCCAGTTCCCCGGCGTACCGCAACGATGGTCCCTACCGATAGACTGCGCCAGTTGGCGGGGGTCACGTCCTCGTCGGGATGGTCAACCGTGATCGGCTTTCCAAGGAATGACGCGACCGTGGACGGTGCGAATACCTGCGCCTCATCCCGAGAGATGCGAACAAGGCCGTCACGACCTGGATCAACCGGGACTTCGCCGCCGACATAGATAAGTTCCCCGATGCGCGCGATCGGCACGTCTTCGCAAAGCAGGAAGCCTTCAGGCGTCAGGCTGCGCTTCGGGCCGATCTTCACGGGTGTGTAGAAGCGGAACTGCGCGTCTTCGCTCGCAGCCTTGTCACCGGTCAGTTTGCCCTCAGCAAGTGTTCTGGCGACCGCTGGATGCATCGGCTGGGGCAGATCGTCCAGCGATGCCCAGCGATAGGCCGTGTGTTCCCCGTTCAGCGTCGGAATGAACTTCGGAGAGCCGGCACAGACGAATGTCGTGAACTCCATCCCGGTCGGCGTATCACGCGTATCCAAAGAGCGAAGCGTGCGGATTGGGACATTACCCATCTCTTCGATTGCTTCGCGTCTGGCGGCTTCCTCGGCCGTTTCTCCGTCCTCTGCCTTGCCACCGGGGAATGCCCAATGACCGGCAAAGTTCTCTTCCTTGGGCGAGCGCTTGAGCAGCAGCACGGTATTGTCGTCGGCAACGAATACGATCCCGGCGGCGATGTCCTTCACCGTCACAGGCGGCGCGCTGCCACGCGAAAGCACTGCCCGCAAACTCAAGTTGCCAACGGCCATTCCATCACCCTCGATTTTGTGCAAATGTGCGGGCGATGAAGTTGCCCAGACTTTCCCCCGACGCTTTAATCGAGGAATTGAACGATCAGGCCAGAGAGGCCTTTGTCGATACGTTCCCGCATGTCGAGCAGGCGGATACGCTAGAGGCGGATGCAGCGGCCTTCATTCAGTCGGCCACCAAATTCCTTACCGATATTGTGGACGAGGGCGGCCAAGGCGCGGAACGCGCACAGCGGATACTTCATCGCCTGGAATGACTGGTTCTGGATAACACCGGCAGTTGGGAAACTGGCCCGCATGCCCCTTCATCCCATCCAAGGTTGGCGGCGAATCCCATCGGACGAATTTGCCATTCATCTCCTCGTGGGAATGCCGCACATCCTCGTCTTCAGCCGTTCTCCAAATATATCCCTCGGAGCCGACATACTCGGCTCTTGCCCTCGTCAGTTCCGTTCCGGTCCGGCTTACCTCGGTTCGGGCAATCGTGTTGGCACGGCTCTTGGCAACGTCACCGCTGCGCATGATCTCTTCGGCCACATACTGAGGACGCTTGCCCTCGGTAAAAGCTTTGGTTGATATCTCCCTCACCCGGTCCGCGGCCTCTTCCGGCAACGACTTGATGAGCTTGACCTGATCATGCAGCCGTTCCCGCATCACAGCGCCGGTAGGAGCGCTTTCGATCTCCTTGGCAATGCCTTGGCCTATCCGGCGGGAAACCTCCATCCATGCCGCTCTATCGCGACTGGAGACGTCTTCCAGCATCCGAAGGGCCGTTGTCTCCGCCCATCCGCCGATGACATTGCTGTACCGGCGAAGGGCTTGCTCGATCTTGCTTGCCGATGATGGGTCACCGACGGTGTAACCGCTGGCGATATCACCGATCACCCTCGCAATCTTGCGAAGCTGGATCGCATATCGGGATTCTGCCTTCTTGGCCCGGATGAATGCCGAGCGGCTTTTCCTGTCTCCGGCTTTATCGAAGGTCTTCACGTCTTCCCGCCTACAATGGCCGCGAGTGGCTTGGGTTCTGGCTTGACCTCAGCGACGTTCTCAGCCTCAGCACCTTCCTGTCCTGTAAGGTCTCCAAGATCGGGAACCGGAGGATTTGCGTCCTCTTCTTCAGCGGCCTTGATTTCCTCATCAGGGATCGATGAGAAGATGCCCGTGACTTCCGCCGACTGGCGAAGTGTCTTGAGAGCGGTTGCCTTTCCGATCAGCCCTTCGGCATAAGCCGACGACGTGGAACGCTCGACCGATTCCGCGACCTCCGCCTTTTCCTTCTCGCTCATCTGCCACAGCGGGTTGAACTTGAATGAGAAGTTCTTGGCCGGCGCTTCACCGAAGAATGACCGATGCATGACGTCGAACAGGATCGTCAAAGGCAGCTTCAGGCGACGTTCCTGCTGTGCCTTGACGCTATCGTAGTAATTCCGCAGGTCGCTCTCACCTGTGGCGTTCATACCTGCCGGCGACTGCCCGAAGAGGCGGACCAGAGGGATGTCGATCGCACCGGACAATTGCTGGCCGAACTGGAGCAAGACAGCATCCAGACCTGAGAAGGTGTAACTATCGGCCTGAAACGAGTCCTCACCATCCAGAAGCGTCAGCCCTTCGTTGGACTGGTACTTGCGGATCATATCCATCTGCTTGACCATGGCGTCCATGGCCGGGCCGCCGGACGCGATGACCTTGCGCAGATCCTTGATCTTCACCGTCCGCAGGTGTGCCTTGTAGACAAGCTGTGCCGCGCCCTGCGTTGCGCTATCAAAGCCCACCAGTCGGTCATACAGACGCTCGACAACCGAGATGCCCCAACCGTTCTCCGTCAGCTTCTGCTGGAACGGCAGTTCATACCCTTCGATGCGGATGACGCGCGAGTAATGCACCTTCTTGTTGATCAGCGCCGGGGCGTTCTGGTTGACGGTGTAGAACTCAGGTTGCCCGAGATACGGGCCATACTCTGTCACCGGCCGGTTGAGCGACGGCTGCACCATCCATCGATCGAGAACCAGCAAGCCCTTAAAGGAATCTTTGCTGATCGTGTCGCGGCGCAAAGGGGTGGACACGTCCTGCCCCTCGATGAGCATGACGGCAACAGCGCCACCGTAGAGACGAGCCCACTTGATAGTGTCGTTCAGGTTCTGCCAAATCTGCAGGTTATGCAGACCGACGTGGAACTCCTCGATGTGATCCGGACTGATGTCACCGTTGATGTCCACGCCTTCACGCGTCATGTCCTCGGCAACGACGTCGACCGCCTTACCAACCAGCCATGAACCGCGGTACATCCATTCGAGACGCACACGGTCGCGGCTGATCGGATTGAAGCCATAGCTCGACCCGGTGGACATGTTGTCCGTGCCTATACCGGTGCGCGCCATGAAGTTCTGAAAACTGTCATGGGTCTGCGCCGGAGCATTCGGCTTCATCGTCCGCTTCTGGATGCGGCTGCTGTTGCGTCTCGACATTATCCAGCTAGCCTCTTCCACATGTTTGCGTCGAACCCGTCACCGAGCGCCAGTTCGTTCAGCGCGTCGGCAAAGGCATCCACCTGGTCATCGAACTGCCCATTCGGGAACGTGCATATCTCGTCCAGAAACGCTTCGTTCCAAGGACCGCGTACCAGCTTCACGTTGCCCGCTTCCGCCTGAGCAGATGCAGGGCGCGCCCGGGTTGCCTTGTCACCTGTCGGGGCAACAACGACGACGTCATAACCAGCCAGCAACCTAACCTTGGATTCCGCGTCGGCTTTACCGGCCGCGCCGGGGTCTTGCGGCATTCGTATGCGCGTGAACACGCCATCTTGCGTGGCAGTGTTCTTCAGGTTCGTATTGACCTCAGAAGCCGACCACCGCCCGCGCCTGACGTCCTCGACGTAGAACGTATCATTCACCTTCGCCATACCAAGACCAACGGTCCAGTCCGGCTGCCGTCCCGGTTTCGCCTTGCTTGCCGCAAAGTCCCACGCCCTGCACCGCTGCGCATTGGCTGGGACCGCGTCCACAATCTCAAAGTCACCGCGCTGGAACATACCCCCAGATCGAGGAGATGGCCGCTGCTGAAACTGTCCCGCGACGGCATAGGAACCCATAGGGATCTTGTCACGTTCAACGACCTCGCGCGGGAAGCGCTCAGGGAAAAGCAATTCCCCCTCTTCCGTGCGCGGATCGCCAAACCCGATCGACGTGTGGCACCGACGCTCTGGCTCAAATTCCATGGGGAACATCAAATGCTCATACCCAAGACCAAGCTTCAGTATCTGCCCCGACACGTCACTTTCGTGCAGACGCTGCATGATGACCACGATGGCCGACGAAGCCGGGTTATTCAGCCGGGTCGGCACAGCCTCGCGAAAGATGCGCGTCGTGCTTTCTCGCTCTGCATCGCTTTCCGCTGTCTCGGTCGAGTGCGGATCGTCAATGATCACCCGGTCACCACGGCCACCGGTTAGAGAACCGAACGGCATGCCCTCGCGGAAGCCTGTCTTGTTGTTTGCGAATGACGCCTCACCGGCACGGATCAGCTTCACTTCTGGCCACAGAGACTGGAACCAGTCGGAGACAATGAGGTCACGCATGCGGCGGCTATCGCGCTTGACGTACTTCTCAGCGTAGCTCGTGGTCAGATACCGCATTGCGGGGAGCCCCTTCGGCCCCCACTCCCACGCCGGCCATAGAACCGACGTCAGCAGAGACTTCATGGTCCCCGGCGGAATGTTGATCAGTAGCCGGGTTATCTGACCGTCGGTAACAGCCTCCAGGTGCTCACATAGCGCATCAACGTGCCATCCATGGACATAAGGCTGCGAAGGCTCCAGAACATGCCACGCCTCGCGCACGAAGCCTGCGAGGGTTGAGCATCGTTCCCGGATCAGTTCGCCGTCACGCTCAACACGCTGCCGCTCTGCATCCTTAAGCCTCCTCGCCTTCTCCAGGCGTATCAGCTTCAGCATCGTCGCCGGTGACGCCGGCAAGCTTGCGGCAGAGAAGGGCGAATGCGTCAAGCTCGTCATCCCCAAGCACCGTTAAATCGATCTGGACAGGGCCACCATCCGGGCCACTTATCCCTTGCGTGACCTTGCCGTCGAGGCGGTCAGCGATTTCCTTGATTGCAGCGGTGTCACCTTTTTCGAGCAACTGGCGCGCGTTCCATCGGAGAGAGCCCTTATAGGCTTTGCACTCCTCCCCGTTGGCAGCAGCTTCCGCCTCAACAATCAGGCATTCCTTGAACGGTTTCGACTTTGGGCGACCGCCCGGGTTGCCGCTTTGACCTGGTTGGAATGTCATATCCTGTTCTCAAGATTGCCCGGTTGATTTCTCATGGTTTTTAGGATCGGCCTTTGTTGTTTTAGAAAACCGTTCCCTCATAGAAAGTACCCAGCCGCTAATCGGGATACTTTCTGAAATTATGTTCTACCGACACTGGCTATTCGACAGATATTCGGCGGTCCCGCACTGTGCGAAGGGCGATGCGCAGCCGGCCAAGGACAGCAGCAAAACGATGGCGATCACCCTCATCTCACGCACCCCCGCTGGATAATCAGATACCCTGCAGTCTTCCGCTTTCCGCTCGGATCGACCACCTGCCACAGAATGACGACTGGCGCGCGGTCAACGATGCATGGGCGGTTCGGGCGGAAGGCAACGACTGGCGTTTCCACCGGACGATCCAGCCTTGGCAGATATGCGACCTGCTTTGCGTCAGACGGGCGCCACAGCGCGAAGAGTACCACAGCGGCCAGTAGACCAAGATTGATGATCCAGCGCATCTGCGGCCTCCTGTGGGCGAATACGGTCAATGTCTGGATACGACCACAAAGCCGTTTGTCATCGCGACTTGGTAGAGCGTCATTTCGCTACCGATCGCGAGAGGTTCGCCCTCGTCGTCAAACAGTGCCGTCCTGATATCGCCGTTGTCGTTTATCTTGCCGATATATGCCGCGTTGGTTGGCTCAAGGAACCGGGTGCAGGCTTGCTCACGGGCGTCTTCGGCTTTCATGGCTATTGCACCCTAACCAGCCGCCGTGCATTCTTGAGTAATGGCATGGGTAACCTTGGGGGATGGGATGATCTGGATGCAAGCTGCTCAGCTAGCCGCAACGCTTCTGGTGGGCGGTAGCGCTGCGACAATTGCATGGCGGCAGTGGCGGACAGCAAAAGACAAAGTGAAGCTTGATTTGTTCGACCGCCGCTTTGCCGTCTTTATGGACGTAAGGAAGCTGGTTAGCGAAGCCGGGCAGCAACGCAATTTCTCCGATCGTGCTTTGCCGAATGAAGTGATCGCTAGAGGCCGATTCCTTTTTGGCAAAGATGTACAGGACCAACTAATGGAACTGCATTCTATGTGCACGTTAGTGGATATGGATGACCCACACGTTAGGTCTAAAATCGATCCTTGGTTTCAGTCGTTCATCAAGACTTTACAGCCTTACATGAGCCTCGGCGGCCTCAAGTCCTGACCGCTCTTGCTCGGTGGTGGTCATGGGGTGGCGCCGAGGTAACGGATGATGTTCACGATCTCGTCGCCGTGGGTAATGACCGCCATACCAGGAGGGACCAGATCATTCGCAACCACCTTGACTCCGCAAAACGCAGCATCAACGATGTCCTTCGGCTCATGGGGCTTGAGATCGACCGAAGCCGAGAGCGCCGCAGTGAACTTGTCGAGCGAATCCACCCTGATTGTTACGTCTTTCGGACGCTCAAACATGATGCCGTTGATTTCGCGAAGCATGTCAGAGAATGGGAACTGCATCTTTATCTCCGTCAAGCCTACGAATAGGCACAATCGGCGCAGCTTATGGCGCGCTTGTCGCCAACGAACTGGCATCCGCAATCGAGGCACTTGCAGACGTAACCGCCCGGCGCCCACTTTTTATGACGCGGCCTGCTATCTTGCGGCTTGATCGACTTCACAAACTCAAGCGCTTCATTCAGTCCGCGCTCAATCTTGGCGGCGCTCATCGCTCTCTCCATGTGGGCGGGTGAATTGAGTGGTGACCAAACCATCGACCGGCCAGCCCAAAACCCTTATTTTACAGCGCCGCCCGGGTGGTGACGTGAGCATTTCCGGCCAGCAGTTATTCGGGATTTCCTAATAGCTGAGTTATCCGGAAATTCCGGACATCTGAAACGATTGCAGCCCCACCTTGTTACGGGCGGGGCTGGTGAACTGGTGCCGACACGAGGAATCGAACCCCGGACCCGCTGCTTACAAGGCAGCCGCTCTACCAATCTGAGCTATGGCGGCGAATATTCGAGGCTGGGGCTTCCCCACTCCACGCCGTAGACCGGTTAGTTAACCCGTTCCGCGCCTCGCTATCAGGCTTCTGGCCTCCTGTTGGAGCGCCTTACCTGCCGGTTTCAGGTGTCGCCATCCAAGCCGTTCAACCGGAAACGGGCCTTGGTCGCGGCCGGGGAGTGTACCGGCGCTCTGGGAACTCGTGCGAATCTTGCACATGTTCAAATTTGGTTGCGGTGGCAGGATTTGAACCTGCGGCCTTCAGGTTATGAGCCTGACGAGCTACCGGGCTGCTCTACACCGACATGAATTGGCGGGACCGCTGAGCGCATCAATCTCAGCCTGTGCGGTGCGAACCCTCACGGTATCGCCGGTCCAAATGGTTATGCCGCCTCGCGCTTCCGTGCATCCCGCTCCCGCCGTCTGGCGTTTTGGGCGTCGGACCAGCTAAAGTCCCGAAGGTCAGCGTCGAAGTCCAGAGAAGGCTTTGCGTCGTCTGCACGCCAAACTCCGATGTTGGACTTTTTATCCCCGATTTCAGGGTGATTTGGCAAGTGCGCTTCATCGTCAAAATCGTTATGCTGCAATGGCTTGCGGGAGAAAGCTAAGAAAATGCATTTAACCGCCGCGTTTTTCCGGTAGTCTCCCGACTGTCTCGATATGCCTTCGACGGTCCGACACCACTTGGCGAACGCCTGCCCGCCCGCTTCCGACTTGGCCCAAGCCCACAGCGCGCGGCGCTTCTTCTCGCACGGCACCAGCTTGATGACCTCCATAGCAGCTTCCCACAGGCCCATTTCGTTGGTCGTGTTTCGAAGGTTCTCAGGATTGAGCCACTTCCACCGCCATTCTTCGTTCTTGGTCTTCTCGTCCCAGCCGTTGATGTCTGCGATGTCGTGAACGTAGCCGTAATTGGCTGCCTTCAGCTTTGCCGGACGCGCGGTATCCGGCAGCTTACGATCGATCTCGGCGGCGCGGATGAAAAGCTCTATGATCTGTCCTTCGTTCATGCCGATCTCCTGTCATCCAAAAGGTCCGGTTGCTTTGCCATCGCGCCGAACGTCCGCTTCATTCTCTCGTATAGCATGCCGACTAACGCATGTCGTTTGGATACCACCCCGTCGAGGTCCAAAGCCCAGAACTGTAGCCAGCCCAGCGGGAGAGTATCGAAGAACGAGAACCAGGCGGTGACGTTGGTGGTGACGAGTTCGGGGAAGTTCTTTTCGGCCGCCCGGATCATGTCGGAAACCACCCATAGAGACGTCTCGTCAATGAAGCCCTTGTTGTTGGCGGTCTCTGCCAGCGTCATGACCACAAAGCGCGCGTGGTCGTCTCCATGGCGGTTTATGATGCGCTCCAGCGTGACAATTGCCCGTGTCTGCCCGACGGCCGGCATTACATGCGCCGGCACAACTGCAATGCCATGCTCTGCAAATATTGCTTCGGCTGCCGGGTGGCTGGTCATTCCGCCCTCGCCTTTCCGCTGTGAAGCGCCTGCCAGTTCTCCATCTCGGCTTCGAATGTGCCGTTGTCGATCATGGCTTGGATTTTGTTGACCGCGTGCAGCGCCGTGGTGTGATCTCTGCCGCCCATCCAGTGGCCCACCTGCGGGAATGACAGGTTAGGCCGTTCCGTCTTGATGGCGTGGAATATGATCTGCCGCGGGAAGACTATGCGCCTAGCGCGCGCTATCTCCACCGATCCACCGGCATATGGGCAGTATTCTCCAACCCATGCAATGCAGAGGGATTTGAAGGTGGTGAAATGCAGCGGGATGATTTGACCTTCTGGCGCGACCTGAACCAATCGTGGCTTTGGCATCTCTATAGCCTTCGGCGCTGGCGCAACGGATTTCAACCGCATTGCTTTCCGCACTCTATCCGCCTCTCTGGCCTTTGCAGCTTCGTGCCATGCTCTTTGCGATGGGGTTAGGGTGACGTGGTGGTTCATTTCACCACCTCCAGCTTCCGCTTCGACGGTGGCCTGCGTGGACCATGGCCGCTTCCCAATTGGTGGCTGTCGTGCTTGTGGCCTACCGGATCGGTGCCAAGCTGCTGCTGCACCTTCTCCACGCCTGTCTCGACTTCCATCTGGTAGACGCGGTCATTTGGCGTGTGGTCGCAAACCACGAAGAATTCCACTGGCTCGTCGCTGTAGACCGTGAAGAGGCCTTGGGCGTCCATGTTGATGACAATGCGGTTCATGCCGGAATCCTTTCAACGCTGGTCTCTTTGCCCTTGCTGGGCTTCCTCTCGACAATGGTCCGCTTCTGGCTGCCCTTGGCTTTGACGGTGGACTGTAGACCGGGGAACGCTGCGTCTGCTGCCGATCTGGCGGCGAACACCAGAGCGCCGTCGCGTCTCATCACCCGCTGCTCGACCGAGTACAGGACACGCCATGCAGCGACCTCGGCTGCAAGCTCCGTCGAGAACTTGGCGATCTGCCCGCGGTTCTTCACGATGCGGAACGAAGCCGCCCACACGGGCCGGTAATGGGCCTCGTATTCATTGCCGGTCGGGACGGCTTTTGCTGCGGATTCGTTCATTCTGCTGCCTCCAATGTGTCGGCTTTGCGCACGCTGCGTGCGATCGATATTAAAAGGTCTCGGAATGGCTCTGGCGTACCGATGCGCGGGGAACTATCTGTCCCACCTCCGCGGGCGCCTACTTCGCCAAGCCGTTTGGCGCGCTGAAGTCCCATGCGCTCGACTACGGCCGGATCCAGATTGGCCTCGGCATAGCCCCATTCCAGTGACGGCAGATCATCAGTGCCGTGGACATAGAGAAGCGTTGGCTTGCGGGCATAGTGGCCATACCGGCCCTGCTCTACGCAGCACGTCCATCCGCCTTCATAGTCGGCCATGATCCATCCGCCAGCGCGATCGGGAGTATTGAGCCCGAAGTGTGGCCATGCGAGAGAACCCCATGGATGCTCGATGACGCCGCCATATGTTTGTACCGCGCAAAGAGCAGCTTCAAAGCATCCACCGTCGTCGCCAAGCTTCTTGCGCTCGCCCGTCTTCTTCACTGTCAGGGGCTGGCCAAACCACATCTTTCCCCAGCGCTGGCAGGGAGGATGCGCCACAACAGACCACGGGCCGGCATATCGCCTCGCATCTCGTTCTTCATCCCAAGGGTCAACGCCAGGCAGACCATAGTAGGAACCGTTTTTCTGGACATAGAGGGCAGCTATCACACCAGCCTCCTGCTATTCTGCGCTCTGGCATATTCCTGCCCAAAGCTGGTGCTTGAGCCGTTCCATTGGATGGGGTGGGTCATCAAATCAGCTCCCCTTGATTGCGCTTCGGCTTGGCCGAGATGTACCGGGTGAACTCGGCCTCGAAGTGCACGATTTCCTGAATTGTCGGGTCACCGAAGCGAACTTTGATGGAGGCCAGTTCAGCCACGCCCTCTACGTCAGAGCCGAAGACGGTGTTGATCGTCTTCCAGTCGCTCGGGTTGGCCGCGACTTTCTCGCGCTCCTTTTTGTATTTCTCCGGTCGATAGAGCGTCATCACGGCGTCGTAGTCGGCGCGCGCTCCCTCCCCGCCGTACAAGTCGGCGGCGATCGGACGTGGATTGTCGCGCTTGGCGCCGAGGCCGTTGCGCTGGTTGAGGATGAGGACAGCGGACTGTGTCTCGTAAGCCAGCGCCTTCAACTCAACGGTCACTTCGCCGGAAATTCGATCAGGTGATAGCTTCGGGTCTCGCGGCTTCACCTTGCCGATGTGGTCGATGACGATGAATGGCGTCTTGCCGTTCATGTATCGCTTCACGAACCGGCGGGCATAGGCGACGAGCTTTTCAACTCCCTCGCGCTGACAGCGGATGATCTCCAGCGGCCGGCGGTTGATATCCGTGGCGAACATGACGCAAGTGTCGCGCTCCTCTTCGGACATCAGGCGGGTTGGCTCGCGCTGCTTCTTCATCGATATCCCATGAGCCTGGGCAATCATCTGGCCGATGCACTGGTCGGCAGACTGGTCGTAGGAGAGAAACAGGACCGGGTGGCCGCAGTCGACGGCGTGATAGATCAACTGCATCGTCAGCGACGACTTGCCCTCACCGGACGAAGAGAGCAGGCCATAAAGGTTCCCAGCTTCGAAAGCGGGCTCGGAAAGAACGTTCTGGATTTCCTGTAGCGCTATAGGGACGCCGACCACGCCGTCCCGGCGCGCAGAGGCCTCAAATTTGGCCAGATACGACGATCCGGGGGCTGCGCTGGCCTTGAGTGCGGAAAGACGTTGGCGGCGCTCCTTGAGGCGCTTTTCAAGCTGTTCGATCTCTTCGTCCAGCGTTAGGAGCGTGTGGCCTTCCTTGGCAATCTCTGCGGCGATATCGGCTTCATGTGCCAGCAGTCGGGAAAGAGACGCGCCCTTGATGATGTGGATGGACGATTCCAGCCGTCCCATGGTGGAGACATCAAAACCGAAGCTCATCAGGCCGGTGTTGTATTCCGCCGTGATTATGTCGATAGGGAACCCGTTATCATCCTTCCGTTCGGACCTAATGACCTTTGGGATATGCGGCTTGATGGAAATGGCGTTGACGGGCTGACCGGTGCTGGCCAGTTCCTGCGCTTCCCGGAACAGCATCTGGTGGTAGTCTTCCGCGAAGTCTTCCGGCTCGATACCGCTCTCAGCGATTAAGGCATTGTTGGCGAACATGCAGGCGAGAAAAACCTGCTCGGCGTCGAATGCATCTTGCTCGGTAATGCGGTCAAATTGTTTGCGATCTACGGGGCCGCTCATGCTGCCACCTCGTTATAGGCTGCATAGTCATCAGCGCGCTCAAGCTTCTTTCGGCATGGCGGAATCCACATCAGCTTTGTCCCGGTCTCTCCGTGCTCCCAGACAAGCCAGCAGTAAGAGGTTGCCGTTGATCCTGTTTCGGTGAGGCGGCCTTTGACCATGGGAACCCGCTCACAGAACTGCGCAACGACAGTCGGCGGCGTCTTGCTGAATAGGTTGGTGTATCTTCCGACCCCTTCTAGGAAGGACGTCCTGACGATCATGGCGACACCGGTGGTCGCGACCGCCAAAGCTCGCTCAATGAACTGTTCCGCGAGCCGAAATGGCGGATTGGAAATGATCCAGTTTGGCTTGGAAACTGCCCACTTCATGACATGCGGCTCGAACGGCATCAGGAAGTCGTGCTGAAACGCGCCTTCTAGACCGTAGTCGTGGATGTCAGACGCCCATACAGCATTGAAAAAATCACCTAGCGGATCGACCATATGGCCGCGATTACATGCCGGTTCCCATACCGTCATCACCTTCAAAGCGCTTGGCGACAACACATATTGGCATAGCGCCCGTGTCGCCCAAGGCTGGGTTGGAAAGTCGTCAAGGCTGTCATGGGGTTCGCTCCGCTGCTGCATCACGGCTGACGAGGTGTTCTGGCTCATGCTGCCACCCCACGATCATTGCGGCGTTGGCGAAGGTCTATCCACGGCTGCTGGTAGCGCTTCGCATGAAACTTGATCTCGTTATGCTCCCAGCACATCGACAACAACGCGGCTTCGGCTGCATCATCAGCATGGGCCTTGAGGCGAGGTAGCAGGACTCCCAGCTTTTCGCACCGTTCAATGGCTGGCGTTTTCCAGTCGTTCTTGAGTTTGTATTTGCCGCCTTCCTTGACGGTTTTCTGCGGCGGCTTATATCCCTGTCCGAAAATGGCCTTGCGCCAAGTCCCAGCGGGCAGAGTGGCATATGGAACGCCCCAGTTCGCCGCCACCGAGACTATCGCCACGGACGCTATCCATGGGTAAAGCATGCCGTCAGCGTTGGTGTTGCCGATACGGGCCATAGCCTGCTCCTCCAAAACAACGAAGTCTGGCTTGCCGTGCGTCACGAACAGATTTTGAACCTGCTGGGATATTTGATCACCAGTGAAATAGTGATCAGACTTCGGCGGCATCTCCAGGACGCCGCAAACTACGTGAGAGCAATTGTCATCACGGCGCCTTTTCTCTGGAGAGAAAATCGCCCAGCCCGTGCACTTGCTCGGGTCAAATCCCCAAACACTCGTCATTGAACCACCTCCGCTGGGATAATCCGGTAAATTCCGCGCTGTGGTGGACGATTGCGGTCAATGAAGTAACCGTACTTGTCGAGCTTGCTTCGAACCTTTGTGACGAGCGCAGCGGTATATTTAATCCCTCTTTCGGAGACGCCAACCTGTTCACCATGAAGTGCTATTGAGAGATCCAGCTTGATCATGCCGTTCGGTCCGGCCTCCATTAGGAGGTCGAAAACCTTTTGCTCCGCTGGTGAAAGGCACTGTCTCACCTTGTCTGGCTCTGGGAGTTCGCCAAGGCTACCACCGCAGCATGGGCAAGTTACCGAAATCATGTCGTCCTCACTGAAAAAGAATGACGCATTCGCGCGTCAGGTGGGCGGCCCGCTTGGGAGGAATGGACGCCTTGGGGAAATCAGTCTTGATTGGTTCGATCGGGGAAAGGATTGCCGCCGGGTGGTGCGGGCGTCTCTTTAGAGGCCGCCTGATCTGCTGCAGCTCGGCGCGCCTGCTTTTCTTCCATCACGCGCTGCCAGTCTGCTGCGTAAGCGCTTTGACCGCGCTGATATGCGGCCAGCCACAGCTTGTCCTCATCGGAGCCGGCAGTGTGGCGAGATACCCGTTCAAACCCGTTCAGGCCGCACTCGTAGCCATCTGCGTCGATCATCTGTTCGCGGGAGGCACGGTCTTGGAACAGGTCTTTGCCGTTGTTGTCGGGGATGAGACCCAGGCGGATACGGTTCCGCTTCATCATGTTGAACTTGTCGACATGCTTCTTCTGATCGTCTGAAGTCATGACGTCGACGTAGTCAGCTATTTCCTTCTTATCGAAGCCATCACTCTTGGCGTCGGCCATCTGGTCTTTAAGGTCGGCATTGAGCGCCTTAATCTGGTCCTTGATTGACCTCACCTTGCGCGTGTGAATAGCCCATAGAATGCCAGCATCTTTTTCAGACAAGTCACCAATGTTGTGCCCTACTGTCACCGCCTCATCCTTTCCTTCGCCAGCCGAATCTTTTCCACCAGCGCTTGAGTTTCATTTTCCAGACTGAGAAGATCGTCATTATCCTCGTACCGATCTCGATCCTGTTTGATTTCCTCCTGCAAAGCCCGGATCTCGGCCTCGCAATATTCAAGGTACGCACGGCGTATCTGGGTGAAGGCGTCGATCGTGACCGACTTTGCCCGCCCTGCCCGCAGGTGCATGATTTGCCAGAAAGAGAGATTGTGACGCCTTGCGAGACGACGGACCGCGTTTTCGACGTCGCCGTTACCGGCCGTCTCCCGCTCCACCATCTTCCTCACATACTCGGACGCAATAGCCGTACTCATGGCCTGATTTCCCTGTTTTCCCTGATTATTAGAACCTGTCGGTTGAACGCCGTACTCTGACATCGTGAATGCGATCCTTGCTGGTTTCGGTAAGGTGAACTCATCGAAACCCGGGGCGCATTCGAAAGGAGCTACCGCCCCGCGTAAGCCACTCGGCCATGAGGCCAAGGGGTAGTTTTCAAAGGATATGCAGATGCGAGATTTCGAGCGGCGCAGCGTTCGGTGGTGAGAGATTTGAGCGCAGCCGCTTCCGAAATTCCAAGAAATTGAGCGATCTCCGCAGTGTCGCAACCACGGCGGAAGAGATCGTAAGCTGTTGGTTGAGTTGCCGCCGCCATCACTTCCGCCCCACGAAAGCCAGGTGCGCCAGTACGGCCGACACGATGAATGCCGAGAAGAATACCGATGCCCATACGAGGAGTTGCCGTTCGTCGGCAGAGAAGGACGAGATCATGCGGTCCACTCCCCTGTGACAACAACCTCGACCTGATGAGTGATGATGACGATAAGCCCGAGGGAAATGACACATGCGTCGAGGATCGAAAGCGTCGGCAATACCCGCCATCCGGTGGTGATAAACCCAATGATTGCCATTCCAGCCATCAGTCTTCGAACCAGTTTCATCATTGCTTCCCCTCACGAATTTCGACTGGCGTTACAGTCCCGCAGTCGTCGCAGAACTTCTCGATCTGGTTTTCAATGGAAAGTGGACGGTGGCACTCGCGGCAGCCGACGTAGTGCGGTCGGAACTTTGCGCGGCGCGTCTGTGTGGCGGCTTCGATACGGGCGGAGGTCATGCCGCCTCGCTTTCAGCGCGAGCTATGGCGCGGTCAAAGAGAGCGAGAACGTCGGCGTGGGTGTGGGTGTCATTGAACCCGATTATTGCCGATTCACTGATTCCAACGTCAGTACGATCTACAGCTTCATCGATGGCGAGAACCGAAATGATGTCGAGAGGCAAAGACTGGTTAAGCTTGATCCGTCCAACTCGGTGAATTGCACCAACAGCGCAAAAACACGTCGCCTCACTCGAACTAGGCATAGTCTGGTTGCCGTCTTCGTCTTCCGCATAATCGCCCTGCGTCCAGTTCTCCTCATCAGCGATGAGGGCGCGGGCTTCCTTGAGGATTTGAACGGTATCCATTCAGGCACCTCCCCCGACGTCTTCGAGGTAGAATTGAGTTGCCGGGATTTCACCGGCGCCAGCATGGGTCACGCTACCGTCTTCCGTTCCCGGGACTGCCTTACGGGCGTTTTCCGCTTCCTCACGTCCAGTCTCAAAAGAGCCTTCCGTGGAGCGTTCCATCTCGAATGGATGTTCGGGCCACAGCATGAACGCGACCGGCTCGTTCTTATGGCTCAGCATGCACCAGTGCGCCGGTTCGTTCTTCGGCTCGCACCAGTAAGAACGGAGCGTCGTCTTGTTCGGCATCGCCAGAATGACGTGGCTGCCGTCTGTCGGCGCCTGAGTGATATCGAAGTTCCAGATCATGCCGCCACCTCCGCAGCCGCAATCGCGCGCCGCATGCACTTGAGGACGGCCTTATGACCGTGCCCGTCGTTAAACTCGAAAATGGATTGATTGCCGCACTGAGCGCGGAGAATGCGGATCGCCGCGCCGTAATCGTCTGCAGAGCATTTCACCCGCTGGATAGCGCCGACCATGCAGAAACGCCTCGCGTTATCATTGGTCGGATTCACTTCGTTCCCATGACGGTCGAAGGCGATACCCTCAGCCGCCCACTTCTCTGGGGCGGCAATGAACGAGAGTGCTTCGGTCAAAACAGCGTGGGCGCTCATGCTGCTGGCTCCACACCGAGAACGAAATCGTTTGGCTCGACAAGACCGCCGGTGAGATCGGCGATCTTCCTCATCTGGTCGGGGCGCGGAACGCGCTCTCCGTACATCCACTTGCGGACGCCGGATTCTGATACGCCGCCCATCAGTTCACCGAACTGCACAGGGCTGATCTTTTGGTCGGTCAAGTACTGGGTGAGTTTCATAATGCAAAGTTACCCATATTGGGGAACATTTGCAACCCCAAAATGGGGCGCGACAAAAAATAGTCACTTCTGCGATGTTACCCATCATGGGAAACAAGCTTAAATCGCTGCGCGAAGAGCGCGGCTGGACACACGAAAAAGCAGCAGAAGAAATGGGCGTCTCACGCAGCCAGTTCATCAAACTGGAACGTGGAGAGCGTCGATTGACGATCCAATACATCAACCAGGCAGCTAGAGCTTTCGGGATTCGTCCTTCTGATATCCTCGAAGACATGGACGACAATACCGTCCCGTTGATGGGCTACATTGGTGCTGGCGCTGAAATCATGCCAGAGATGGAACAAGTCCCACCTGAGGGGCTGGACCAGATCCACGTTCCATTCCCATTGCCGGACGAAATGATCGCTCTAGAGGTCCGCGGCGATTCGATGCTGCCGGTCTACAAGGACGGTCATGTTATCATCGTCTATGCCGAGCAGAAAAAACCCATGTCGTCGTTCTACGGCGAGGATGCAGCTGTCCGCACAACTGATGGCCGGCGATTCCTCAAAACGATTGTGAAGGGATCGCCCATCACGCTCATGTCATTCAACGCCGCGCCCATCGAGAATGTTGGCCTTGAGTGGGTAGGTGAAATCTTCGCCGTGCTGCCACGCAATCAGCTTCGCAAAGTTCAGAAAGTTGGGGGCATCCAAGGGAGCCTGATATGAAAACTCCGCAGCCTCCCCGCGAACGAGCCGCCCGCGCCCTATGCCGCTTCAACGACGTTCCAGAGAACATCGCCTTCGAACAGCGTCCGATGTGGGAGAGCTTCTTGCCGGAGGTGGATGCAGTGCTTGAGGCGGCGCTGGGCGCCGAAGAACTTGAGCGGATGAAACGGGACGAGGAGACGAAGCAGTAGCACGGCGAGCGGGGCGCAAAACACAAGGGCGGCGCGCACGGCGCGCAGATACAAATGCAAACAGTGCGCGCGGCGCGCGCGGCAGGGGAAACATGCATCGAGATCAAATTTTTATTGCCGGTGGGCAGCCAACTGTAACTTACGTCGATCGTCAGGAACTACATGTGGAAAGAAGTTTGGCTAGGGCGATTTCTACACCTAACCAAATCGTTTCTCTCGCAGGCCCAACCAAGACGGGCAAGACCGTCCTATGCAAAAAAATGCTTGGTGAACGTGAATACATCTGGATCGATGGTGGCCAAGTTAAGGATGCTCAATCGCTTTGGAATAAAATCGCCTCAGAACTGAATATACCAGAGGAGCGGTCAGCCGAGACGGGGACCGAACACACTGTGGAAGGCGAAGTCAATGCTGTCGTCGTTACAGCTACCGGTTCAAGGCTTTCCAGTAATACTACCGGGCAAACACACAGAGTGGACGGAATGTCTGAATCACTTCAGGCGATGCAAAAGCGAAACATTATTCTCGTGATTGACGATTTTCATTACATCGATTCCGATGCGAGAACAGAGATTGTGAGAAACCTGAAAGGCTCGATATTCAACGGCTTAAAGGTTCTTCTGCTATCGGTTGCTCATAGGGTTTTTGACGCAATATCGGCTGAATCGGAATTAACAGGCCGGTTTATATCCGTGACTTTGCCAGAATGGAAAAATGATGAACTTGAAAAAATTGCTAGGTTGGGTTTTTCTGAACTGAAGGTCGATTGCCCCGAGGCGATAATAAAAACCATTGTAGAGGAGAGCCAATCGTCTCCCTTCTTGATGCAGAAATTCTGCTGGGAAATTTGTTTTGACAATGACGTGGAGAAGCCGCTGCTGCTTCGACATCATCACATCCCAGAATCCTATGACCTCAAGGAAATGTTCACCCGCATAGCCAAAGACGCCGGCCTACCAATTTATCAAAAGCTCGTCACTGGCCCGCAAGCGCGAAAAGAGCGACTGAAGAGGCCACTAAAGCAGGGTGGAGAAGCTGACATTTACGAAGCTACTCTTCTCGCAATTGCCGAAACTGGTCCTACTCCCACTATCTCATATGAAGATTTGCGGTCAAAACTGACTTCACTGCTAACCGAGATGATGCCTCAAAAACATGAGATTACCTCGGCGCTAAAACATTTGGCATCTATCTCATTAAAAGGTGGGCTATCGTCAGCAATTGATTGGGACGAAGATAGCCGAGAAATCAGCGTCGCAGACCCATATCTTAGATTCTATCTGCGCTGGCAGGTGCGAAATATTGCTGTCTAATCCTCATTGACACCCGCTCCGGCGGGTTTCTTTTTGCTCTGGAATTGGAAGAGATTCCCTTTATCTCCCGTTTCTACTAATTACCCTCAGAGCAAGAACCTTATAAACAAATAACCCTTTAGAAATTCAGCTTTATAGATTGGACCCGCAGATTTGCGACCCAATTGACCCGCAGATTTGCGACCCAAGGCATTATTCGAACGGCAGACGAATGAAGTAGCTGTTCGATTTTCGATGCTCCCTGACCACTATCAGGACGCCCTCACCTTCCAGTTCCGCGACCGCTCGCAAAACCTTGTCTTCGGACATGGAGAGCCGCTTGGCTATTTCCTTCATGCCATACCAGCAACATTGATCCTGGCCGTTCATGCGCTTGGCCAGCCAGTAGCCGACGCGGAATGCGCGATCCGATAGCGCGTCCATCGTGCAGATGAAATCGAGCCACTTTCGCCGCTTGTCATAGAAGGCTGCGGCCGCTTGGCCGTCGTCGTTTTTCAGGTTCATGCCGATACACATAACGCTGCCCCATTTTGGGGTCAACAAAATATTCCCCATTTTGGGGTTGCGTTATTCCCCACTTTGGGTAATATCTCCTCACAAGCCCACCGAATGAAGCTCCCACGGGACGACGAAACGGAAGGGCGGGAACAACCCGGATGAGGATGAGACGATGGCGAACTGGCAGGTAATGGCACAAGCACACGGATGGCAGGAAGTCGCGCATGACCCGGAGTCAACTGACGGCGTTCCGTGCCTTCATCACGAAGAACTCAACCGCATCTGGCCTCTCGGCGATTGGGAAGGCGCATGCCGCGACATTGGTCTCGATGAAGAAGACCTCGCAGAGTTCTCTGAATTGTCCGCCGCCTGATCTCCAACACGATCTCAACCACTGAGGATGAGCAAATGCCAATGGTAACGCGCTTCAACGTCGAAATGCATACCCGCAGCGGTAAGGCCATCTACCTTTGCCAGTTCGGTGACGGGATGGAGTGGACGTCGAACGGCGATGACGCTTTCGAATACGACGACGCCGAAGAAGCCGATGCAGACGCACAGCGTTACGGCGGCGAGGTGCTTGAGTTCCAGCGCCATGCACGTCGGGGCGAGATTGTTCTTCCTTCGCAGTGGGCCGAGCAGATCGTTCGCGGCGCTAATTTGCAGGCTGCGGAGTGATGACGATGAGCAAAACAGCGACACTTTACGACAAGACCGGCGCGGCATTCAAACTCGACCATGAGCACAATGGGACGCTTTACGTCCGTCCGCTGGTGAAGGTCATCATGCAGACGAACTATGGCGACGATTTCCACGAGGAAGAGGATTTCGAGCCTGCTGACTACATCGTGGCAAAGGCCGAAGACGAACTTTTCTATGCGCCGCCAGTCGAAGCAGTTGACGCAGACCTAGCGGCTAAGCGGTCCGAACTCGACGCTTTGAAGGCGGAAAGCAAGAAGGTGATATCCGACCTGCAGTCCAAGCGGTTTGCCGCTGAGCGTGAGTTGTCGGCTTCCAAGGCTCAGCTTGATCGCTGGATGGAAACCCATCGCGTGATGATGGACCTTGGCAAGCTTCTGGATGGCCAGGTTCTCTATCCGCTGTCTGTCAGCAAGAACGGCTACCACCATGCTCGTGAAATTCCGCGCATACCTGAGATGCGCCAAGCTGCATATCTCGCGATCACTTCAGGCGATTTCGAGCGCGGGCAGAAGTGGGTTTGCAAGCAGTACGCCGACGACAGCTATCGCACGCCGTTCATGTTCTTCGAGACTGATGAAGAGCGCGCCGCTGTGATCCTTTCGGAGTTCGAGGCTACCTGTGCTCAATTCCGAGTGAAGCCCGATTTTGGCATGGAAAGCTACGGCACAACGCTGAGCTACGGTCTTCTGCTCAAGTGGGTTCAGACGCACCCGGCTCTAAGCATCCCCGACGACATCAAGGAAATGAAGGCTGCTCACGATGCGGCACTTGTCGAGCAGCGCAAAGCCTCGCTGGCGGCAGAACTCGCCGCAATGTCAGTCGCCGAATAACGAATACACGGGTTTAGCTCACTAGCGAGAGCGCTCCGTTTGTAACGGAGAGGGGCAGTCCGACGGGACTTCAGGTGCAATTCCGGCAACCCGGCCACTTACCGCCCCGCCAAGGGCTTCAGACAAGGGATAGGGAAATGACAAATCAGAAATTCAGCGTTGGCGACAAAGTCGAGTGGGTTAGCTCGGGCGTCAAAAAGATCGGTGAAATCATCGCCGTCGTGCCGGCAGGTAAAACGCCAGCTGAGATTGGATATCCCAAAGCTGGAGGCGGCGGCGAAGCTCGAGACCACGAAACCTATGTGGCCAGAGGCGTCAAGCAGGACAGCAAAGGCGCGCTTTGGCTCCAAAGCCCTTTACTGGCCTTTCGTCAGTCTTCTGACCCCCACCAAGTAACCACAGCACAGCGGTAGGGAATACAAGCATGAGAAAAGAATTACTACCCCCAGAACAGCTGCGTCAAATGCTTAGCTATGAGCCGGAAACCGGAAAGCTATTCTGGTTACCGCGAACTAGGGGCATGTTCAAGAAGGAACGGTTCTGGCTTTCATGGAATACTAGATTTGCGGGCAAAGAAGCTTTGTACGCCGATAATGGGGGTGGGTACAGGGGCGGGTCTACTCTTAATAGAAAAATACTTGCTCATAGAGCCGCTTGGTGTGTGCATCATGGATATTGGCCTGATCAAGTAGATCACATCAACCTCAACAAAAAAGACAATAGACTTGTTAATCTTAGAGAGGCCAACCGATCTCAGAACCTATTTAACACCCCAGCCCAATCCAATAATACTTCAGGAGTCAAAGGGGTTTGCTGGCACAAACCAGCAGGGAAATGGCTGGCGCAGATAGGGTTCATGAGAAGAAAAACTTATCTCGGGCTTTTCGACAATCTGGAAGACGCTTCAGCGGCATACGAAAAAGCGTCGAAACGCTTGCACGGCGAGTTTGGCCGGACCTCCTAACCAACCCACCGGCTTTGTCAGAGTAACAGATAAGGGGCAGGAAATGGCAGATACCAATAAAATCGATGGTCCCGGCCCTTTGCGCGTTGTTGCCAGAGAAAGAGACCGTCAGTTCGGCGTTGAGAGCGATTACAACAAGGCGTCTGGCGAGTGGGAAGACATCTACGTCTCATTTACCGGCTACTTCGGAAGCTATGGCCCCAACGTGTTCGCCGCCGCTCCTGATCTGCTTGCTGCTCTCAAAGCGATGGATGAAGCCCTCTGCAATGGGTTTGACACGAAAGAGCATCGGGCGTCGTCCCGTAAGGCATTGTTCGACGCTCGCACCGCAATTGCCAAAGCCGAGGGGAGATCGTGATGCCCTCCGCTTTCTCCACCACCAACACACAAGAAGCGGATGAGCGCGAAGCTTACATCGAAGCGCTCAACAAGCGCGCGGCTTCCAACTTCCGCAAAATCAAATTCATCGAGTTTGTGACCCTGGTTCTCGTGACCTGCACGCTCATGCTCGCCATCTCGCTGGCTTCGGAAAGCTACCTCAAGGCGGATGCGCTCGTAAATCAGGAAAGGTCCGTAGCATGGAAGTGATCGGCAGCATTTCGAATAAAATCGTTGGTCGCTGGGCATGGTGGCAAAAGGCTCTCAAGGGCGACTTCGGCCCAATGCATGAAGGGCAGCCCGAGCAAGGTTTTTACCGGACCCGGTTCAAGGGCGGTAAATGGGAACCTGTCGCTATCTGGGTGGATGACGAGAGCGGGAACTGGCTGGCGTATCGTTCAGGCCGTGAAGTTGATGCCGCCGAGGTTTGGAATTTCTGCCGGACGCATCCCATCAGCCGCGCCGACTACGATGGGGCGATGGAAGGAAAGCCATTCCCGGACGAGGACGCCGTTGTTGCCGAGCAGGTAGCGGCAGCCGGCCATAACTCTGGCGATGCAAACCAGACCGAAGAACTTCGCGACCAGATTGCCAATGCCCTCAAGGGCATGGACGCCTACCAAACAATCAGCGACGACGCGACGGCCGGCAAAGCGCTGTCGCTTCGCAATCGCCTCAATGAGCTTTCCAATCAGGCCGACAAGGTCCGAGTGAAGGAAAAGGCACCTCACCTTGAGGCGAGTAAGGCAGTGGACGAGAAGTGGCAGCCGCTGGTCAAGAAGGCCAAGGAAGGCGCCAACAAGGTAAGGGATGCCATCGGCGCTTTCGAGACTGCAAAGCTTCAAGAGCAACGGAAGCGCGAGCGTGAAGCTGAAACCGCTCGCCTTGCCGCAGAGCTGGCCACCAGCACGCAAACGGCAGATGTGGCGGTCATTGACGCGCCGAAGGTCGAAGCGGTGCCAGCGTCTATCAAGCCAACCTACGGCAAGGCAGCAAGCGTTCAAGTCAAGAACGTCCTCAAGGATGTCACCGACTGGAAGGCGCTCGCAATCTACATGTGCGACCACCCTGTCATGCAGGACACGCTTCGCCAGCTGGCACAGCGGGCCATCGACGCCGGACGCACGAACATCCCAGGTATCACCGTTGAAGAAAAGGCGAACGTTCGATGAATGCTGTTGCTAAGACCGAAGCCGCACCGCGCACGTCACTTATCGCGACTATGGCCGCAAAATACCAAATGGATGCAGACCAGTTCGCAAAGACCGTCCGCGCCACCGTCATGCCTTCCCAGCACACCAACGAGCAATTCGCCGCTCTTATGCTGGTCGCCAACGAATACGACTTGAATCCTGTCGTGAAGGAAATCTACGCCTTCCCAGCAAAGGGTGGCGGCATTGTCCCGATCGTGTCGATTGATGGCTGGGTCAATCTCGTCAACTCCCATCCGGCCTGTGACGGCTTCGAGTTTGAATTCGAGCATGACGATCAGAAGAAGCTCGTTTCTTGCACGTGCCGCATGTACCGGAAGGATCGCGGTCGCCCTGTTACCGTTACGGAATACCTTTCCGAGTGCAAGCGCAACACGGACCCATGGAAGATGGAGCACCGGATGCTTCGCCACAAAGCGATGATCCAGGCAGCACGCTATGCCTTTGGGTTTTCCGGCATCTACGACGAAGACGAGGGCTCAAAGATTGCGGAGATGCGCGACGTTACCCCTCCGAAGCCGCCACAGCCGCCAGAACCTCCCGCAGAAGAGGCTTCAGGCGATGGCAGCGATATCCTCGACCTGACGCCGGAAAAGCCATCAGAGGACCAACACGGCGAAATCAACGCCGATGATTTCATCGATCTCATCAAGGGCGAATTAGGAACGGCGCAATCGGTCGATGACTTGGAAGAAGTTTGGACCGCGCGCGACCCCATGGCGGTCCTAGAAGGCGACGATGTTCGCCAAGGCCTTGCTGTCGCTCTGAAAAACAAAAACCTCAAGCGTCTTGGAGCATCCTCATGAGCAGGTCAGGACAAGTACCTATCCGTATGCGCGTCGAAGGCATGCGTCTCGTGCCGGCGTCAGCGTTCGATCAAGAAGCGCTGTCAGCTTACCAGAATGGAGCCGTTATTCAGGTTTCTTTCTGGCAGGGTCGCAATCCCGACCTGCTGCGCAAGTTCTGGGCGATCCTCTCGAAGGTCGTAGAAACCTGCAACACGCCTTGGGAAGACAAGGAAGAAGCCGCCGATGCGTTGAAGTTGGCCCTCGGCATTACCGATGTCGGAAGCACCGTGAATGGGCAGATGTTCGTTCGGCCCGGCAGCATTGCATTCAACGCGCTGGATGAGGCGCGCTTCCGCAAGTTCTTCGAAGACTCAATGGCCATACTGTGCCGCATAACTGGCGTGGATGTTGAAGAGCTTGGCCGCGAAGCTGCGGATACAGGACCCGATCACGACTCGGAGACGGGCGAGATAATCACTAACACCCCTTCCGCCGACGCTCCCCCTGCCCCTGCGTCGTCGGCAGATGCTGGCATGACGCCAGTAGATGAGGCCGGAGCGGATGATGTCCCCGCCTCCGATGCTCCGGCCTCGACCGATCCAGAGCGCGATATCCTGATCCGGTTCGCTTCTGAAATGCTGCCGATGGCGGCGAATGCCCCGTCCGAGGCATGGAAGGAGGTCGAAAAGGGTTGGTCCGAAGGCGAAATGAAAACTCTGTCGGGTTCCGGGAAGGCCAAGGCGAAGTCCATCAGCCAGTCGATCCGGGCGATTGCCGCCGGGAACACCAGTCTGGAATCGGCCGCCGGTTTCCATGCCGAAATGCTCGACTGCAAGGCTTCTGATCTGGGAGGCGTCGATGGGTAGAGAAAACATCGAAGGCCTCGTACCTCCGTCAATGCGCTTCAAGCGGACAGAGATGCAGGAAGAGGCTGATGAGATCGACCTCGAGATATACCGGCTCATTGGTCGCATCGAGCGCTTTGCCACCACGACAGTCTTCAAGGATGAGGTCATGGATTCGGCTACGCGCCTACAGCAGGCACGATACGCGATCCGAAGCCTAATGCACCCAAAAGATAGGGAGCAGACCAATGGTTGAGCCATTCTACAGCGAAGAACGCCCTTCTCCTCATCCAACTGATTGGCAGGTGGCCTGCCCTTCTTGCGGCGAACAGATTAGCTGCGAGATGGAAGAGGACGCCGACGGCAGCTTCTCGAAGTCTGACCGAGATGGCGATCCAGTCGTTAACTGCGAGTGCGGATGCTTTTTCATCCCGGCAAACATGATCGTGAGGATAGCAGCATGAACCGCTTAATCCGCCGCGCCATCCTCAACTGGCTCGCTTGGAAGTCGAGACGGAAGCTTTGCCGCAAATACCCGTGGCAATCAGACATAGACGCCAAAATTGATCAGGCGAAGCGCTCACACGGCAAGACAGGACGTGTCCGAGATCTGGAACGGCGCAAGCGGGACATGATGACACGCGCGCTGGGAGGGAACTAATGGCTCGGACAGTGGAAGAATGGCGCGGCCGTACCGACGATACCATGCCGCCGCCCCGCGTGAAGGACCGCATTCGTGATCGCCAGGGGAACAAGTGCGCCTTGACCGGCGTGACGCTCGGCTCCGACGAGAAGGTTCAATACGACCACATCGTTCCCCTCTGGCTGGGCGGAGCCAACACAGAGAGCAATCTGCAGGCCGTAACCGCCGAAGCCCACAAGAAGAAAACCAAGGCCGAGGCAACCGTTCGGGCGAAGTGCAATCGGGTGCGCAAAAAGCATCTCGGCATCAAGGGCGAAAAGCGGTCCGGCTTCAATTCCAACTTCAAACGCAAGATCAACGGTGATGTGATCGACACCAGAACCGGGGAGATCGTGAGCAGATGACCAAGCGCATTACCGATCTGGAAAAGTTCGCGCTGGAGCAAGTCTGGCGTCCGTATCAGAACCAAGACGGCTTTGCATTCGCGCAAGAAGACCGGTTCGAAGCGTTGCCAATTAGCCTAGAGGAAACAGCCAAGCTGCTGATCTCGGATGAATCCGGCTGGTCCAAGTGCGTCCTAGACCGCATCAGCGCCATCGGATTCACATTCCCCTCCTACATCTATCACCCGCTCGTGGACGTTGTTCGCACGGCGCGGGAAGTTCGGAAAGGCACAAAGCCATGAACGCATTGGAAGAGATCAAGAAGGTGCTGGAAGACGTGGCGCCGGGGCCTTGGTTCGATTGGGAGACCAACGAATGGCTGGTTGATCCACAACGTTTGTTGTGCCGATACGTTGACGCGTCATTTATCGCGCGTTGCGATCCCTTGGCCATCTCCGAACTCGTCTCCACCCTCGAAAGCTTGCAGCGCGAGAACGAGGAACTGCGTGAGAAAGCCGCCCTCCACTCCGCCGATGCAAAAACTGCGTGGGCAGAATGTGATGAACTGCGAGGCCTTGCTGACCGGCTGAAGATGGAAGCCCAGACGCACGCCATGGAAGCACGCGGGGCCAACGCCACCATAAACGAGATTTACCAGATCATCACCGGTGGCAAAGGTGAGCCGGGCACCTGGAATGGTGCCGAGCCTGTTCGCGCCTATGTCGAAGTCGCCAAGGGCGACATTCTGCGTCTCGAAACGGAACTGGCACTATCCAAGCCCGTGTATTCCCGCCGTCTGCTCGAGGACCGCGTGAAGACACTCGAAAAGGCGCTTACGCCGTTTGGCCGAGCCATCACGTATTGCGAACAGCTGCGGAAACATGGCGGTGACGATTCAGTTAGGGCGCACGATTTCGTCATTTCCGATGAGTTCCGCTGCGCCCGCACCGCCCTCGCCAGCACAGGAGGCGAACACCATGCAGAGTGAAACAGCAATCAGCCGTGAGTTGATGGGCAAAATCGTGGACGAAGTATTTGACGGCGCAATCGAAGACGCCAGCGTGATCGAGGACATCTATGCGGTCATCAAGCGCGAGGAATCCACGCAGTCGAAGATCGATGAACGAAAGCCGCTCGATCTCACCATCACACAAGATTGGTTCGAGAAGCGCGCTGCGCTTGAGGCGGATCACGAGATCGGCGCGGGCCCCCGCAAGTTCATGACCTGCGTGGACCCAACACCGGATGAACTGGCCGAACTATTTAAGATTGCTCACCGGATACCCGACGGCTGGCAGCTTGTTCCTGTAGCCGCCCTGTCCGCTGCGGAGCCGGTGGCGTGGCGCTATAGTTTCAAGGGAGGGAAATGGACTGTTCAGAAGAACAAACCCCACTGGTTCAAGGAGGGTATGCCAGACGTCGAAATCGAGCCACTATTCATCTCATCTTCCACGCAGCAGCCCGCGCCATCCGTGGCCGTGAAGGCAATCTTTGAAAAGCTGGACAGTGTTATTGGCTTCGAAGAGCAAGACCGCGAAACAATTGCCGAAATTCGGACGATGGTTTCCGCCCTCTCCGCACAGGTGCAAGACGTGACGGGGAACGCCGATGACTACTATGGAAGCGACCCAGCGGAGTTGAAGCGGCTGCTCGCACAACGCGACAAGTGGATAGTCGATAACGACCATTGGCACGATTTCACTCGCTCTCTTCCCGCAGTACCCGCGAAGCAGGAGGACGGCCATGACTGATATCGTGGAACGATTGACAGCCCCCATGCCCCGCCATCTGTTCTTCCCGCTGGCCGATGCGCTTTGCATGGAAGCAGCCACCGAAATCACCCGCCTCCGCCAACTCCTATCCGAAGCAGAGAAGGAGGCAAGGGCGAAGGCGCTGGAGGAGGCTGCGAAAGTATCTGAGCGCGATGTGGATTGGTCAGCGTTTGGCAAGAGGGATATTCAGCCTTGGGAAAACGGCGATGATTCCGTTCGTGATTATCGCCTTGGGATTGCAGCTGGCCGCGCTATCGCTGCCGCTATCCGCGCCCTGCAATCGGAGGAGCGGTGATGAAAATTCATTTCGGGAAAACGCGGTTCCCGTGGAGGCTGTCGATTAAGTTGCCGTCGATCTACACCAGATTGCACGAGTATCAGTCGCGGCAGATGACGCTTATCGAACAGGTTTACGGCATCAGCTTTGGCTACAAGCGCTTTATAGGATTTGTCATAACCGGTCCTATTGTCATTGAGGAGAGCCGAGCGGCGCTTGAAAGGAGCGAGGGCTCGCCTGTGCATAAACCCGCTGTGGATAGCGGGGAAAGCGGGGACGAATGACGAATACCGTTGATCTCTCCCGCAATGTGCCGCGCCTTGGTTTGAACCGAGCCGAGGTGGCTAGCGCGATTGGCGTGAGCGCCAACACAGTGGATCTGATGGTTGAGGAGGGGTTTCTTCCAAAGCCCAGGAAATGGCACAGCCGCAAGGTGTGGCTTGTTTCCGACGTGATCGCCGCTATGTCGTCTTGGCCGGAAGATGGTGCGACCAAAAAACAGGAAGGCGCAGATGACGACCGGTGGGAGATGTCTGCGTGATAAACGTGGCGAATATCAATCTGCCGTACATCGAAAAGAACAAAAGCCGACATGGGTCGATGCGATATTACCTTCGCATCGACGGGAGACGCTTATGCAGACTTCCCGATAACATTGATTCGGAGGAGTTCAGCAATGCCTACTGGAAGGCGCGCGAAGAAGCGAGGCCTTTGCTTGAGAAGGCTGTTGAGGCTAAGCCTATCTCCTCTATCGTTCGGGCAAATAGCTTCCGCTGGCTATGCATGGAATACATGCGCAGCAACGCATTCATCTCTCTTGATGAGACGACACGCACGCGCCGCCGGAACATCATGGAAGGGATATGGGAAGAGCGCTTGAGCGATACAGATGATCGACTGGTAGCCGATATCCCACTTCCGAAGGTAACCGTCGCCCACATCGAAATTCTTCGTGACCGGAAGCGAGACGCCCCTTTTGCCGCCGACGAGCGGCTAAAGGTGTTGCGCCAGGTATTCGACACCAAAAAAGACGGTAAGGCCATTGTGCCGAATATTGCGAGACTGGTTCAGCCCTTTAATGCGCACAGCGACGGCCACGCGACAGCCACACCCGAGGATATTGAGAAGTTCATCGCGCACCACGGCACCAGCTCTAAGGCTGTGCTATATGTCGCGATCCAAATGTACACCGGCCTTCGGGTGTCTGACTTGGCCGTGTTAGGCCCCCAGCACCGGCGGAAAGACGCCTTTAAGCTGCGCCTGTTCAAAAACAGAAACAGGACGCCGGTTGATATTGATATCGCCATTCACCCGATCCTTGAGGCGGTTTTGGCCAGCCACAAGTTTGAAAACCTCACCTATCTCGTGACGGAATTCGGAAAACCATTTTCGGTGAAGGGGCTTGGCAACCGGATATCAGACTGGTGGAGGCAGGCAGGGATGGGACACCTCACCTCTCACTCTGTTCGGAAAGGTCTCGCGACTGATGTGGCGCACAACGAAGCGACAGACAGCATGCTTGAGGCGATGTTTGGCTGGAAGGACGGCAAGACGTCAAAAATCTACACCCGAAATGCTGAACGAGCACGACTCGCTAGACAGACGGTGGAGAGAATTACTTGGGATGGGATCGGCTCAAAGCTGCTGCCGGCCGATGAGGTGAAGGCGGGATGAAATAGGCACAGACTGCCACACCGCTCTTTGGTGTGGCGGAACGGTTCAAGCCCATATTGCCACACCTTGAAAATAATAAAGTAAAATCAGTTACTTGCTTCGGGTGAAGAAGCTTATTGGAGGCCTCGCCCGGAATTGAACCGGGGTACAAGGATTTGCAGTCCTCTGCGTCACCACTCCGCCACGAGGCCTCACACGCTCTTCATTCGAGCGATGGCGGGCATTTAGAACGAATCCATTTTGGGCGCAAGAGGGTTCGTTCCGAATGTGGTGTTTTTTCCGGCCGGATGAGCTCAATGCAGTCTCCCCTCGGCTAAGGGATTAAGATTGCGTGATTTTTTGTATCTCCCTCATATTTCAGAAGAAATAATGCCCGCATCGGCCGCAATGGCGGCAGTGCGGGCATTGGCTCAGTCTTAAGGGTGATCGATCAAATCCGCCCAAGCAGAACCAGTATCAGGATGATAACCAGAACCAGCCCCAGGCCGCCCGACGGGCCATAACCGTAATTATGGTAACCCCAGCTTGGCAGCGCGCCGATCAGGAACAGAATAAGCAGGATGACGAGGATGGTGCCGAGCATGTTTAACCCTCCGCTATTGGCATGTGTGTTCTGCCTGATTCAATGACGGAGCATGAAAAAGGTTCCCTCCAGTTCCCCTGCTGCAACTTGCCACCCAAAAAGCATCCTAGCCGTTTCAAAGGGTTAAAGCGCTATCTGCGCTGAGGACTGCGTCCGCCCGTCGGGTAAAATAATTTGCCGGATAAATATATCAGGCGGGGAGCGTTGAAACGGCGTGGGTCTAAAGGTCAAAGGTCTGGGACTTCTATGACCGGCGATGGCAGCGATTTATTCGTGGTAATTTCTCGGCCTATGTCCATTGGCGGTTGTTAGTTACACTATAACAAGTCCCCCGTACCCTGAAACTGGCGGGAGACAGAGAGATCTGGCATCACTGGCAGTGCGCCAGATCTCTCCCGCCCCCTCCCGGCGAACCACGAATTCCCCTGCAGACACACGGATATTTTACCGATGGTGATATTCGCTTCTCTTGCCTTGCCGGTTTCACTCCGGCTAGACCCCGGACCGGGAGGGAGAAACGAGAATCATATGTCCGGTTTTGCGAACCTTATCCCGCTTTTCATCTTTGGCCTCCTCGTCTACGCTTTCTTCCGCTGGGTCGCGCGCGACATTCAGAATCCAAAAAGCAAATAGACGGGACGAATAATCCTTCATCTTCTTGCCTGCCGGGAACCGCTGCGCCTCCATATCGTTTTCGCAGACGCACTTCGGAGGACAGGATGAAAACGCTCCTATCATCGGCCACTATCGCGCTCACATTCGCGCTAACGGGATGCACGACCGTCGGACCAGGCCCCTACGTCGGACCGGCGCCTTATGTCGCACCAATCCCCGGCAGCATCATTTACAGAGGCCAGCCGCGCACAAAGCTGACGAAATCGCCGATCGGCAGCACCTTCAGCCACGAATTCCGTATCGACGGCAGCACAAGGGCGGTGGAAACCTACCGGATCGCGCCCGACCGCTCGCTGGAACTTATCGACCGACGGATCATTCGCGACTGGCTGTTTGGACGCGACGACTGA